TTATTCTTCGAACACCATGCCCGGCTGCTCGACCCAGGGCGCCAGCGCCTTCGCCGCCAGCCGCTCCAGAGACAGGGCGCACGGGCGCCGGTGGATCAGCAGGTGCTCCAGCACTTCCGGCGACAGGTAGGCCAGCCGCAGGAACCGGCTAACGAAGGGCACCGTGACGGCCTCGGCGTCGGCGATGTCCCTTAGCGTCGCCACCTTGCCGCGGCCCAGGCGGCGGCGCCAGTTCCAGGCGTGGGGATGGCTCGCAGCAGGCGCGAACAGGTACCTGTCGTTCAGAAAGCGCCTCGATGTCGGCCGGCGAGATGATGCGGGGCCGGCCGTTGCGGCGCCTGACCGTGAGCGGGATGACGACGCGGATGGTCTCGGGTGCGGAACTCATGCGACGGGCTCCGGGGTGCGCAGGGTGAGAATCTCGCGCACCACTGCGCCGAGGCCGGCGGTGCGCTGGTCACCTCGTGCTCGAGCTGGGCGAGAAGCTCAACAGGGTGTTGAGCAGAGATTGATAGGTCATGGTGAGTCGGGCCGAGGAAGGAGGCGAGCACCCTGAGCGGCATCCAATGATTGATAATACGGCATGATGAGTGTTTAATCAGGCGGCGCATCGCCACGATCTGCAGGATGAAAGCGGATGCCCATCGGCGACAACGAATTCGAGACAGTGGCCAAAGGCGACCTTCCCGCCCTCCTCGCGTCTTCCTCGGACGACGACCTGGATTTCCTTGTCTCGTACATCCTCAACGCGAGCACCGAGTCGCTTTCGTCCAAGGACGAGTACAAGAGGCACCGCCCCAAGCATTCGCGCTACACCGACCTGATCGCGGCGGAGATCCGGGAGTTTGGAGGCAACACGTTCGCCAACTTGTTCCGCGGCGAGGGCCCCTTCTACGCCGAGGTGGTTGTCGACGTCTGCGAGCAGCTCAAGGTCAAACCAGGCGGGGACGTCGTCGAGAACGAGAAGAAGATCCTCATGAAGATCGTTGAGGACTCCTGGGAAAAGCTGTCCCCGGAGAAGCGGGAGGAGTTCCTGGACGAGATCAGGAAGGCGGGCCACAAGGGCGCGTCCCTGTCGGCCGCCATGCCCCTTTCGGTGATCATGGCCCAGTTGAGCGTCCGCCTCGCAGGGTTCATGGCCTACCGGATGGCGATGGTCGCCGCCAACGCGGTCGCCAGGCAGGTGCTCGGACGCGGGCTGGCTCTCGCGGTCAACGCCGGCCTTGCCAGGGCGATCGGCGCGTTCGCAGGTCCCATAGGATGGATCGTCACCGGACTGTGGACCGCGATCGACCTCGCCGGTCCCGCCTACCGGGTCACCATTCCCTGCGTGATCCACGTCGCCTACCTGAGGCAGAAACTTCTGTTCGAGGCCCTCGCCGCCTCGGCCGACTTCGAGTGAGGCGCTGCAATGGCGATGCTGGAAATCCTCTTCGACCTCCCCGAGGAAATCATTAGGGGGCTCGCTGACGGGACCCTCAAGCGGAAGGGCGGCGTCATCTACAACTCGGACGGCGGTGTGGTGATGTGGCTGAAGGAGACGGGGACGGCGATGCAGAGCCAAGCCGCCAGCACCCCGCTCCCTCCCGAGCTGGCCTCTCAGCTCCAGTCCCTCCAGGGTCTAATGGGACTGCAGATCGGCTTGCAGGCGCTCACCCTAGGCGTGACGGTCGCAGGCTTCGTCATACTGGCGAAAAAGATGGATGCGATCGGCCGCAAACTCGACCAGATCGCAGCCGCCATCGACGACTTGACGGACGAGGTGCAGTGGCAACGCACGGTCCGCGACGTCGAACGCTCCGCCGATCTGCTCGGCGCCCTTGAACATGCCCAGTGGGCTGAGCTGAACGGCGAGCTTGGAGAGTTGAAGGGACTCAGAAAGGAGTTCTCCCAGAGCCATGTAAAGTACGCAATGCTGATGCGAAGCATGGACGCCGAGCGGCGGGCGCACCTTCACCCGGACGTGTACCTGTCGTTCTACAGGCACAGCGCCATGGCAGGGATGGCGAAGATCCGGTGCGACTGGCTGCTGACCGGAGCGGAAACTGCGCTCGCCTCTCACCACGAGCTCGCATCCATGCTTTCGTCCGCGAAGGAAGAGTTCCTGGCCCCCATGCGGACATTCGACGCATCCCGCCTCATCAACATCTCCCCCGCGGCCATGGCGCCTTTGAAGGAAATGGCTCGGTCCCTCGCTGAAGAGGGGCACCGGGTCGTCTCCCATCGGAGCGAGATTGAATGGTGCCGCGACAAGGGCCTTCCGCTCGCCGAGTGGGAGTTGCTCGGCAGGGACGTACAGGACCGGGCGGTCGTGTTCATCAGGCCGACGGCCTAGCGGGCGCAGTGAAGGCCGCCGCTTTCGGCGTTCACAGGTCTTAACCCCCAGCGCAATCGCACCGCATCCAGGTTTACCCCGGAGACCTCTATAGCGCAGCCGCGAATGCGGCTGCGCTATAGAGCGAAAAGCGTCAGCTTTGCTGTGCCGGCTGAACCAATTCACTCATCGAACACGGTATCCCGCTGCTCGACCCAGGGCGCCAGGGCCGCCGCCGCCAGACGGTCCAGAGATAAGACGCAGGGGCACCGGTGGATCAGCAGGTGCTCCAGCACTTCCGGCGACAGGTAGGCCAGCCGCAGGAACCGGCTGATGAAGGGCACCGTGACGCCCTCAGCCACAGCGACGTCCTTCAGGGTCGCCGCCTCGCCGCGGTCCAGGCGGCGGCGCCAGTCCCAGGCGCGGGCGATGGCGCGCAGCAGTCGGGGATCGGGTGTGGCCCCCTCCGACGCCGCTTCGATGTTGGCAGGCGGCAGTATGCGGGGACGGCCGTTGCGGCGCTTGACCGCGAGCGGAATGACGACGCGGATGGTCTCGGGTGCGGAACTCATGCGACGGCCTCCGGGGTGCGCGGGGTTAGCATCTCGCGCACCACCGAGCCGAGTCCGGCGGTGCGCAGGTCGACGGCGATGCCGTCGGCGGTGACGGTGACCCGGTCGACCAGCAACCGCACCAGACGGGCCTGTTCGGCCGGGAACAAGGCGGACCAGACCTCGTCGAACCGGTCGAGGGCGGTGACCACGTCATGCTCCGTCACGCCGGCGTCGTCCCGGCGGGCTGCGGCCACGGTCTGCGCCACGATCTCGGGCGTCCGGACGAGGCGGCGCACTTCCCGCACCACAGCGTTCTCGACCATCTCCGCCGGCAGCCGCTGGGGTGCCGTGGACTCCGTGCCGGACATCCGCCCGCGGATGACATCCATCGAGGCGTAGTAGCGATAGAGCCGGCTGCCCTTCTTCGTGGCGGTCGGCGTCATGGCCGTGCCCGTCGGGCCGAAGATCAGGCCCTTCAGCAGGGCGGGCGTCTGCGTCCGCGTGGCGGCGGCGCGCGAGCGCGGACTTTCCTGCAGGATGCCGTGGACCCTATTCCACAGATCCTGATCGATGATCGCCGCATGCTCACCGGGGTAGGACGTGCCCTTGTGGACCGCCTCGCCGAGATAGACCCGGTTATTCAGCAGTTTGTAGAGAAAGCCCTTGTCGACCGGCTTGCCGCGCTTGGTGACGACGCCCTCGGCGGCCAGTTGCGCCACCAGGGTGGTGGCCGATCCAAGCTGGACGAAGCGCTCGAAGATCATGCGGATGGTGGCGGATTCGGCCTCGTTCACCACCAGCTTGCGGTCTTTCACGTCATAGCCGGTGGGCACGTAGCCGCCCATCCACATGCCGCGCGCCCGCGAGGCGGCGAACTTGTCGCGGATGCGCTCGCCGATCACCTCGCGCTCGAACTGGGCGAAGCTGAGCAGGATGTTGAGCGTCAGCCGGCCCATCGAGGTGGTGGTGTTGAAGCTCTGGGTCACCGAGACGAAGGTGACGCCGTGGCGGTCGAACACCTCGACCAGCCGAGCGAAATCCATCAGGGCGCGGGACAGCCGGTCGATCTTATAGACCACCACCACGTCCACCAGCCCGGCCTCGATATCGGCGAGCAGGCGTTGCAGGGCCGGGCGCTCCAGCGTGCCGCCGGAGAAGCCGCCGTCGTCGAAGCGGTCGCGCAGCGCCACCCAGCCCTCAGCCTTCTGGCTGGCGATGAAGGACTCGCAGGCCTCGCGCTGGGCGTCGAGGCTGTTGAACTCCATGTCCAGACCTTCCTCGCTCGACTTGCGGGTGTAGATGGCGCAGCGCAGCCGACGCTGGACCGGGGTCGCCGGCGTGCTCGTCCGCCTCATGGCTTGTCCCTCCCGATCTCGCGCAGGCCGAAGAACCGCCAGCCGTTCCAGCGCGTGCCGGTAATGGCGCGGGCGATGGCCGACAGTGACTTGTATTTCCGCCCCTCGAACTCGAAGCCGTCACGCAGGACGGTGACGGTGTGCTCGACGCCGTCCCATTCGCGCACCAGCCGCGTGCCGGCGACCGGCTTCCGGGGATCGGCGATCAGCGCCTTGCGGCCCGGCTTGCCGTGCAGTTCGTCGGCCAGCGCGTCCAGCAGCCGGACAGTCTCCCGCGACGGCCCGCCATAGCTGAGTTCCTGGATGCGCCAGGCCAGCCGCATCTCCAGGAAGGGCCGGCTGTTGTTGGGCGCGTCGGCGCCGAACAGGCGGCGCCATTCCGCCTTCATCTCATTGACGGTCATTTCTTTCAGCGCCGCCAGCCGCGCCAGGACCGTGGCGTCCCGATCCTTGTCGGCGCCGGGGCGCGGTGGTCCGCCCGCCTGTTTTAGTGCTTCCGCCCGCATCATCGTCCTCCAGCCTGGGAGCGTGGTTCGCGACCACCACCGCGCTGTGTGGGCGGGAAGTCCAGGCGAATGTCTCCGCCGCGGATGCGCAGAAGGCCGGCGGCGAGCAGCCGGCCGACCTCGGCCAACCGCTCCTCCGCCGTCATGCGGTCGGGGGCGAGGGCGTTGGGGCCGCTGAGGGGTTTGTCCATGGAGATTGTCCGCAATCGATGTCGATTGCGCGGACGGTACGGATGGGTGTTGAAAAATAGAAGTAAAGTCAGATGCTTATCGTGGTGGGGCGTAGAAGAAGGAAACGGTGCGGGACGGCACCGCCCGGCCGTGACCGACGGACTGCCTCCTGAACGGTACTCCCGCCAAGGCATGGGGCTTCACCGCTCGTGTTGGTCTCGGCGGGTCCGGTGCGACTGTCGCACCACCCCGTCCTTGACCTTGCTGAGTCAACCCTATACGTCAATCAGCGAAACGACGTGCAGTGAGGCCGGGACGCCACTCGATGAGATCGCTATGACCCAGACCCCGACGACCTTCGGACAGGCAATTGCTCAGGCTCGGAAGGCCAAAGGCCTCAGCCAGAAGGAACTGGCGGCGCGCATCGTCAAGGACGAAGGCGGAAATATCTCGCCGCAATACCTGAACGACATCGAACATGATCGTCGGAGCCCGTCCTCCGATCATCTGATACGGCAGTTCGCGGCGGAACTCGGCATGGACGACAACATCCTGTTCATCCTGGCCGGGAAAATTCCTGACGAGACCCGGCGCAACGTGAAGGATTTGATGAAGGCCGCCGATGCCTTCATGAACTTCCGGCGCGACGCATCCAACTGACGGCGGGCCGCATGGTGAGGATGGTTCGCGACACGACGGGACGATTTGCCGAGCGGCCCCACTACGCGCCCGACGAACTCGACCGGGAGTGCGAGCGGATCGTGACCCGGCTGCTGCGGGGCCGCCGCAGCGAATCCCTTTATCCGATCACCACGGATGAGCTCACGATCCTGATCGAGCAGAACAATGCTGGACTGGATGCGTACGCCGACCTGTCCGACTTTGGTGCCGACGTGGAGGGCGTCACCATCTTCCATCCGGATCGGGACCCCGAAATCCTGATCTCCGACCGCCTCGCCAACGACGAGCGCCGGGAGAACCGGCTGCGCACGACGCTGGCGCATGAATTCGGCCATCTTCACTTCCATCGGCATCTGTGGGCGGACAAGCTCGCCGCACGCCGCCTGTTCGATCGGCTGAGCCGCGACAACAAGGCCATCTGCAAGCGTGACACCATCCTGAATGCTCGCGATGTCGATTGGATGGAGTGGCAGGCCGGCTATGTCAGTGGGGCGATCCTGATGCCGCTGACGGCGGTCCGCCGTCTGGTGTCGGACTATTGCGGACCTCGGAACCTCCATGCGGCCGTATCCGTCGCCTCGGAGCACGGACGGCAGATCGTGGCCCACGTCATGGAGACGTTCCAGGTGTCCGAGGATGCCGCCCGGGTGCGGCTGCTCAAACTGGGCCAACTGACCGCCTCGGACCGGCAGCCGTCGCTGTTCGGGTAAACACCCGCTAATCCGCGGAACTGCGTATTTTTTCGATTGACTCCGATCGATAGGCCTATATACGCTCTTTAGCAGATTGACGTGCTGCGCGCGTCGCTGCCAAGGAGCTACTCATGCCGTCCGTTACCACCATCGTCCGCAAGACCCCCGCCAGCAATCTCCGTCAGTACTTCGACGCACGGGGGATCGTTCTCCCCCCGGCCGTCAACTGGGACGGTCCCGAAGGTGAGATCGTCCGCCCGCTGCTGCGCGCGGTCGATGAACTGGATCCGGAGACCCGCGCGCGCATCGCCAACGATGTCGAGCGGGTCGGCGAGATGGCCGACGAGGCCGGCGATGCCGCCCTCTACAGCGTCGCCCCTGACACAGGGTACCTGGACGCGCTCCCCAACGCCCATGCGCGCGCCCTCTGGATGTTCGTCAACGAGGCGGAGCTGTTCCGCCGCGCCGAGGAGGTCCGCTACACCGACGATCGCCGCCGTGGCCGGATGTGGGACGGGTTCGTCGGCGCCCCGAACCTGGAGGTCCGCCGGGATGCCGCGGCACTCGAGGTGTTCAAAGACGCCGTGCGCCAGCGCTTCGAATCGCCGAACGTTCAGGTCGACGTGTTCGACCGGCACCGCCCGACTTTCGATGGCGACGACCGCAACGTGGTCCAGGGGACGGTGTACCGGGAAGGCCGTCCGGACGATTTCCTGGAGTTCGTGGACGGCGCGCTGGACCGGCGTCCCCGCCGGCCGGTGTTCGAGGCGGCGCTGACCTACGAGCCGGAAACCGGGGTGATCGAGGTGGTCGCGAGGGACCGCGAGAGCCGGCCCGATCTCGTCCGCCTCTTCGCCCGCGACCTGCTGGCGACCGAGTTCCACGAGGAGAGGCTGCCGCTGCGCCGGTTCGACCTGTCGGTTCTGACCTGCCCCTGCACGTTCGATAGCGATCCCGAGGACGAGATCGCGGCGGTGCGCGTGAACCACCTGCGGCTGATGCCGTTCGACACCAACGGCGAGCGGATCACGCTGGAGTGCATGCGGGGCGCCGACACCAACATCTGGGAGATGGCGGCCCGGCGGCTGGGGGACGCCGATCCCCTGCAGGGTGGCTGGACCGTGACGCAGGCGAAACTGACCATCCGGTTCCATCCCGAACCCGGCTCGAACCGCGGCAAGACCCTGCCGCTGACCATCACCATGCCGCACGGGTGCGACCTGAAGGACCGAACCGAGCGCGAGCGCCTGATCGGCGAGAAGTATCTCCGGCGCTGGGGCATCGTCCGCGATGTCTGACCGGCCGCCACAGGTCGACCGCCGTGCGGTCGACCTGCTCCTCCAGATCCTGGAGACCCCCGGTGCTTCCGTGACGGCGGCGGCCATTGAGACCCTCGGTCCCGACTTGGCCGCGCCACTCATCGGAGCGGGTTTGCTGAAGCCGGCGGGGCATGAGGCGACAGCGGTCTCAATGAGCGACCACGATGATGTTCCGGTGAACCTTACCCGATCGGCGGAAAACCGAGGATACGGCTACTTCAGCCCGACGGCGGGGTGGATCACCGTACCCACCGAACTGAGGACTCGGCATCGGGTAGACATTCCGATGTTCATGGCGCAGTTGCTGGCCTCCCTCGACCGGAGGTCGGCCGGTACGGTGCCGCTCATTCCTGAACTCTTGTGGGAGGTCGGAGACGTTCGCCTCGGTCGCAGACCTCAGCGGGTGCCCTTGTGGTTCGCGCGCCGACTCCATGATCAGGCCGTATGGCGGCAGGTCAAGGGCGTGGCCCAGGCCCGACCCGCGCCCGGTCTTCGCGTGTTGCTCACCAGCACCGCATTCCGCCGCGTTCCGGACGAGGGGGTGGCGGGACACGAGATCATCTCCGTACCGGATGTGATCGATCACAACGCCGGAGTCGCCCTTCACCCGGAGATCCTGGCGGCCCGTGTCGGTGGCAGGGACCATCGGAGCGATGGTCCTCTGGCCCACACCGCGGACTTCACGGTCGTCACCGTTCATGGCAAGGACTACCCCTTCCGCGGCGCCAAGCAGCGGGATCTTGTCCGTCAGCTTGTGGACGCGTTTCAGCGTGGCGCCCCGCGGTGCCTGACAGCAAAAGTCCTGGAAGAGGCCAATTACAACAGCTCGGTCAATACGATCGCCAAGGCCTTCTCGGGAAGGGATGACTGGCGGGAGTTCATCGCCGAGGACGGCGGATCCTGTTGGATATTCACCTGAGCTTGCTCTCAGACGGCCGCCTCCGGGCGGCCTTATTTTTTGCCCTTTCTGCGACTCCTACCTTCAGCCCTTCCCGGCTCCTCCCTTCGCCTCTGCCATCGTCTCCGCAGGTTTTCACCGGAAACCGCAGGAGACCGTGATGGCAGTCAGTCATTTGACACAGACCGACCTGGCCCGACGCTGGCGGATCAGCCCGCGCACCCTGGAGCGCTGGCGCTGGCTGGGACAGGGGCCGAAATACCTGAAGATCGGCGGCCGCGTCGTCTACCGCCTGGAAGACATCGAGGCCTTCGAAGCTGAGAAGCAGCGGGAGGCGGTCGCATGATCCAGGCCATGGCGAGAACAGCGTCCGCAGGACCACGCGCCAATCCCTTTGTTTTCTCGCCCGTTCGCGGGCGAAACCGGGCGAAAACACGCGAATTGGTCCAGGGAACCGCATCCTGTACTTCACTGGGGATGCAGACACCCGATCCCACCCGCACCCTGGTCGCCGACGAAACAGCGCTGCTGGACTGGCTCCGGACCGCGCAGCCGGGTGACCGCTTCCTCTACCACATCGGCCACCTCGCCGCCGACCGCGTGCGCGGCAGCGCCGGCCTCACCGACCCGCAGCGGGAGGCGCTGTGCCGGCTGGCCGACCGCGTCCTGGCGCTGGTCACCGAGGACGCGCTGACGGCCGCGCAGCGCCGCCGCGCCGACGGGCACATGGCCTATCTCGCGATCAAGACGTCCGGCCGCAAGGCCGGCAGGAGGTTTCCATGACCGCCACCCCGACGCCGACCAACCGGGTCACCCTGGACGCCCTGACGGCGATGCCGGTCGGTGAGATCGCCAACCTCCCGGTCGACCAGCTGGCCCTGCTGCTCGACGATCTGGCCGAGGAGAAGGCCCGGCTGAAGCGGCTGGACGACCGGCTGAACGGGGCGCTGGCCCTGCGCTATGGCGAGCGCGCCCAGACCTTGCGCCGCGATCAGGGCAAGCTGGCTGGCATCGTCCGGATCGAGGAGGCCGACGGCTTCGTCGCCGTCTGCGACGTGCCGAAGAAGCCCGAGTACGACCAGGAGAAGCTCCGCGCGGCCATCGAGACCATCCGGTCCTGGGGCTCCAACCCCGACGACTACGTGACCACCGAGATCAAGGTCAGCGAGACGAAGTACGGCGCCTGGCCCCCGGAAATCCGCAGGCTGTTCGAGCCGGCGCGCACCGTCCGGCTCGGCAAGCCGAGCTTCCGCATCGAGCGGCCGACGCCGCGCTGACCCTGCCCGGACGCGGCGGGGTGGCCCTCTCCGCAAGGACGGGCGGGCCTCCCTTCGGCGCCTGGTCAACACCCCGCCGCGACCCATTGGCCCTGAAGCTTCAAGGATTCCCCACCATGGCCATCCGCATCATCACGGCCGACGAGCGCCTGTCGGCCGCCAGCACAAAGATCAGCTTCGCCATCTTCGGACCACCCGGCGTCGGCAAGACCTCGCTGCTGAAGACCCTGCCGCCGGACCGCACCCTGTGCCTCGACCTGGAGGCGGGCCTGAAGTCGGTGCAGGACTGGCGGGGCGCCAGCATCCCGATCCGCAGCTACTTGGACTTCCGCGACCTCGTCGTCCTGATCAGCGGCCCCGACCCGGCCGTCCACCCAACCGCCACCTATGGCGAGGCCCATTACCAGCATGTCCGGGCCACGCACGCCGACACCGGGCTGGAGGCGTTCCTGGCATCGAAGCCGATCCTCTTCGTCGACAGCATCACCGACCTCTCGCGGCAGGTGATGACCTTCGCCCGCCAGCAGCCCGAGGCCTTCTCGGACCGCACCGGCAAGCCTGACGTCCGGGGCGCCTATGGCCTCTTGGGGCGCGAGGTGATCCACGCCTTGAAGCTGCTGCAGCACGCGCCCGGCAAGACGGTGGTCTTCGTCGGCGTGCTGGAGCGGGTCACCGACGACTTCAACGCCGTCACTTGGCAGCCCCAGATGGAGGGCGCCAAGATCGGCCGCGAACTGCCGGGCATCGTCGACCAGGTCATGACGATGCATTTCTTCGACCGCGCTGCCGACGGAACTTTCGCCTTCAACGAGAAGGGCGAGCACCGGCGGCTGGTCTGCCGCGCCGGCAATCCCTGGGGCCTGCCGGCCAAGGATCGCAGCGGCCGCCTCGACCCGACCGAACCGCCCGACCTCTCCGCCCTCTTCGCCAAGATCAACGCGCCCGGCCCTGCCGCCACCGCTGCCTGAAGGAGACCACCATGTACGATCTGAACGATGCCCAGCCGCAGATGGCCCCGGCCGGCGACCTGATCCCGGACGGTACTTTCGCCCGGGTGCGGATGACCATCCGACCCGGCGGCGTGAACGGCTCCAGCCCACTGGACGCCGGCCTGCTGACCGCCTCGAAATCCTCCGATGCCAAGATGCTCGACTGCGAGTTCACCGTGGTCGAGGGGGCGTTCGCCCGGCGGAAGTTCTGGCAGAACTTCACCGTCGCCGGCGGCAAGCTGGACGACAAGGGCGTGTCCAAGGGCTGGAACATCGCCAAGGCCGCCTTCCGCGCCATGGTGGACAGCGCCCTCGGCCTTGATCCAAAGGACATGAGCGACGCCGCCAAGGCGAAGCGCACTCTGCGCGGGCTGAAGGACCTGGACGGGATCACCTTCGTCGCCCGCATCATGGTCGAGCCGGCGAGCAGCCCTCAGTACAAGGACGCCAACAAGCTGGCCCATGTGGTGACGCCCGACGAGCCGCAGCATTCCGCTGTGTTGCGGGGTGAGGCTGTGCCTCCGGAGCCGGTGAACGCCAAGCCGCGCAAGGCGGCGGAACCCGCGGCGCAGGGCGGTCCCGCCTGGGCCACGACCCCGCCGGCCGCCAACCCCAATGCCGGGGCGGCCTGGAACACATCGCCTGCCGCCCCCGCGACGGCGCCCGCGTGGGCGGGGCAGACCACGGCCCCCGCGTCGCCGCCGCCCGCCGCTCCGCCCGCCGGGCCGGCGTGGCTCAACGGCTGACCGGGGAGCGGGGCCGCGCCGATGACGATGCAGGGCCGGCCCCGACCACCATGACCGACGATGACTGGCAGGCGCAGGTGACGCGCGAAGCGGCGAAGGCGATCGGACAATGGCTCGAAGGACGCGGCCGGCTGCACCAGCCCATCGCCGTGCTGACCCTGCCCGAACTGGAAGCGATGGCGGCCAACGCCATCGCCCGGTTCGTGGTCCTGGCCTCGGAACGGATCCGCGACCGGCCGGACGACAACCGGGACCTGACCCGGCTCTTGCTCGGGTGAGGCTCTGCTCGGTCTGCGACCGGGAGGGCCGCGGCTTCCTCTACAGCCATCCCGGCCATCCCGACCGGCTCCACCGCTTCTGCTCCATGGGCTGCCTCGATGCCGGCGCCCGTCTGGCAAAGGAGAACAACGGCATGATCGACAAAACCGCGCGGGAGGTGCAGGCGCTGAAGGACGCCCGCCGCCCGTTCGCCGAGGCCCTGACCGAGCTCGGGCTGATGGACCCCTTCTTCCACCGTACCGCTGCCGAGATCGACCGCCTGATCGAGGCGGCCGTCACCGGCTACGTCGACAGCATGCAGCGGCGGGCCGGTGTGCGGGAGCGGACCGGCACCGCGCTGGACGACCCTTTGCCTTTTTGAGAGGGCCGGCCGTCATGATGGATCTGAACGACGACGGACCGGCCGGGGAGTGGCTTCAACTGCTCGAGGCGGCCGATGCCAACGCTGAGACCGACTTCGAGATCGCGTTCTGCGAGAGCCTGCGGGAGAAGTTCGAGACCTACGGCAGCCGCGCCCGGCTGACCGACGCGCAGGACCGCAAGCTTCGCTGCATCGCGCAGGGCGGCGGCTTCTGGGAGCGCGGCGCATGATCGACCTCAACCATGGGTCCGGCTGCCAGTACGAGGGGCCGGCCCGTCCGCCCGATCTGGCCGCCGCGGTCAACACCGCCATCGACGCCATCCTGGTCGCCCGCAACCGGGCGCAGCCCCCACGCCGCTACGTCAGCACCTCGGGCATCGGCCGCGAATGCCTGCGCCAGATCCAATACGACTATCTCGCCGTGCCAAAGGATGCAGGGGCTGATTTCACGGGCGCCACTCTGCGCATCTTCGATGCCGGCCATCGTGGCGAGGACGTCGTCGCCGACTGGCTGCGCGCCGCCGGCTTCGACCTGCGCACGCACCGCCGGGACGGGAGGCAGTTCGGCTTCGCGGCACTGGGCGGGCGGTTCAAGGGCCACATCGACGGCTGCCTCGTCGCCGGACCCGCCGCCATGGCCTATCCGGCCCTGTGGGAGAATAAATGCCTGGGGGCGGCCCCGTGGAAGGAGGTGGTCAAGCGGGGTGTCGTCCTTGCCCGGCCGGTCTACGCAGCACAGATCGCGCTTTATCAGGCCTATATGGACCTAGCCGAACCGGCCCTGTTCACGGCGCTGAACCGCGACAGTTGGGAACTGCACGCCGAACTGGTGCCCTTCGACGCGCCGCTGGCCCAGCGCATGAGCGACCGGGCGGTGGAGGTGGTACAGGCATCCGCGGTGCAGGAACTGTTGCCCCGTGCCGCCGCCCACCGCACCTCGGCGCTGTGCCGTGGCGGCTGGACCGGGGGCGAATGGCACGCGCCTTGCCCATGGCAGGACCGTTGCTGGGGGCCTGCGCCATGACCGGCATCATCCCCTCCGCCACCCAGGCCCGCGCCATCGCTGCCATCCACGACTGGTTCGAGAACCGCACCCATGAACAGCCGGTGTTCCGTCTCTTCGGCTATGCCGGCACCGGCAAGAGCACCGTATTGAAATTTGCGCTGGACGATTTGGGCATCGATCCGCACCGCTCCGGCAAAGATGGCGGCGCGATGGTGCCGGGCGTGGTCACCGCCACCTTCACCGGCAAGGCGGCGCTGGTGCTGCGGCGCAAAGGCACGCCCGCCCGCACCATCCACAGCCTGATCTACCGCGTGATCGAGGCGACCGAGGAGGAGATCGAGGCGGCGCGGCGGAAGATCGCCGACGCCGAGCAGAAGGCGCGCGCCCTGTCCGGCTTCGAGCGCGTCACCGCCGAGGCGGCGATCGAGGCCATGCGCCAGGGGCTGAAGGACATGCGCAAACCCCGCTTCGACCTCAACCCCGACAGCGACGCCGCCCACTGCCGGCTGATCGTGCTAGACGAGGTGTCGATGGTGGGCGCCGAGATGGCCCGCGACCTGCTGTCCTTCGGCAAGCCCATCCTGGTGCTGGGCGACCCCGGCCAGTTGCCGCCGATCAAGGGCGAAGGCGCCTTCACGCAACAGGCCCCCGACATCATGCTGACCGAGATCCACCGGCAGGCGGCGGAGAGCGCCGTCATCCGGCTGGCCACCTGGGCACGGGAGGGCCGGCCGATCCCCATGGGCCGGCATGATGATCACGTCTGGAAGCTGGCCAAGACGGCGGTGACGCCGGACCAGTGCCTGCGCGGCGGACAGGTGATCTGCGGCCTGAACGCCACCCGGCTGCAACTGAACAACGCCCTGCGCCGCGCCGCCGGCCTCAATGGCGGCTGGTTTCCGACCGGACCGGCCGAGAAAGTCGTCTGCCTGAAGAACCGCAACGACCTTGGCCTGATCAACGGCATGTTCCTGACGCTGGACGACATCGTGGACGAGGGCGGCCTGTACTTCTCCGCCGCGGTGACCGACGAGGACGGCAACGCCATCGGCGCCGTCGGCCCGGACGGCCGGCACAACCGGCTGCGCCTCTACAAGGGGCACTTCGAAGATCACCACGCGCTCGACAAGGACCGCAACGACCGGGACTGGAAGGAAAAGAAGTATCTGATTGAGGCGACCTACGGCTGGGCCATCACCGGGCACAAGGCCCAGGGCAGCCAGTGGGAGAACGTCATCGTCTGGGACGACGGGCTGGGCCGCACGGCGGAGGACCGCGCCCGCTGGCTCTACACCGCCATCACCCGGGCCGAGAAGGGACTGGTGATCCTGGCATGATCGACCTCAACGACGTCTGGCAGCCGCCACCCCGGTTCGACCTGCGACAGGTCCGCGACAGGCTGGCGGCGTCCGCGCCCGACTGGCTGCCGCCGCTGTTCCCCAGGGGCCGCCTCTCCGCCGACCGACGCACCCTGCGCTGTGCCGATCTCTCCGGCCGGCCGCCGCGCAACGAGGGCTCCTGCGTGCTGCACCTGGTGGGCAGCCATGCCGGCTGGGGTTTCGACTTCGCCACCGGCGAGAGCGCCGGACCCATTGACCTGATCCACTACGCCACCGGCCTGGAGGATGGGCCGCTGTTCGAGGAGGCGGTCCGGCTCGCCCGTATGGACCTGCCAGTGTCGGCGCCGCGGCCCGCTTCGGGCAGGCCGGACCACAGCCTGGAGGTCGCCCGCATCCTCGACGGCTGCCGCCCGCTCGCCGGCACCGTGGCCGAAACCTACCTGCGCAGCCGGGGACTGGCCGATCCGGGATCGCCGGACCTGCTCTATCACGACGATCTCGCCGACCGCGACACCGCGCGCGGCTGGCCCGGCCTCGTGGCGGTGGTGCGCGACGGCGCCGGCCAGCCCACCGGCGGCATCCACCGCACCTTCCTGCTCGACGACGGCTCGTGCAAGGCGCCGCCGGGCAAGAAGATGCTGGGGCCGATTGCGAATGGGCATGTCCGGCTGGCTCCCCTTGGCGCAGACGGTCATCTGGGCGTGGCCGAAGGTATCGAGACGGCGCTGGCCGCAACGGCGATCTTCGGCATTCCCACCTGGGCCGGTCTGTCCGCGGACGGCGTGCGCCGGTTTCAATGGCCGGAGGGCACAAGCCAAATCACCATCTTCGCCGACGCCGGGGACGCTGGCCGCCAAGCCGCCGCTGCGCTGGCTGACCGGCTGAACCGGGCGGACATCCTCAACTCTATCGTCGTCCCGCTGCACGGCGATGATTTCAACGATGATCTGCGGCAGGGGAAGAGTGCCGCTGACTATAGCCTGGAGCCTGCCGCGCAACCTGCCCGGACGCTCAACACCCTGGCGGAGATGGAAGCCGCCGCCCTCGCGCTCACCTGTCCGCCCGACATGACGGACCTTGCCCGCCTTCTGGGTGCCATCGCCACCGCGCGGCTCGACCCCGTGCCCATCCGGCACCTGCTGACCACCATCAAGGCCACCACCCGCATCCCGGTCTCGGTGCTGGAGAAGCAGCTTCGCGACCTGCGCCGCCGGCTGAATGGCGGCGGCGGTGACGCGCCGGCGATCCGTTCGCCCTGGGCCGCCATGCTGCGCATCGGCGATGACGGCACGCCGGAGCGCAACGAGGCCAATGTCATCACCGCCCTGTCCAATGATCCGGCCTTCGCCGGGGCCCTGGTCTTCGACGAATTCCGGCAGGAGATTCTGGCGGCCCGCCCGCTGCCCTGGGAAAGCGCCCCGTTCCCGGCCGCGCGCCCCTGGAATGCCACCGACGACGTGCGCTGCGCCGAATGGCTCCAGCGCCGCGAGATCAACGTCACGCCCCTGGTGGTCAGCCGCAGCGTCGGCGCGGTGGCCAACGACATCCGCGTCCATCCGGTGCGTGACTATCTCGATCATCTGCGCTGGGACGGCACGGCGCGGCTGGAGACCTGGGCCATCCGCTATCTTGGCGCCAAGGACACGCCGCTCAGCCACGCCTTCGGCGCCCGCTGGCTGATCTCCGCCGTCGCCCGCATCCTGCGGCCGGGCGCCAAGGTCGACCACATGCTGATCCTGGAAGGGCCGCAGGGTACCGGCAAATCGACCGCGCTGAAGGTCCTGGCCGGCGAGGACTGGTTCACCGACGAACTGGCGGAGATCGGCAGCAGGGACTGCGCCCAGCAGATGCGCGGCGTCTGGATCATCGAGATCGCCGAACTGGACGCCATCGGCCGGGCCGAGGTCGAGCGCATCAAGGCCTTCCTGACCCGCACCACCGACCGCTACCGCCCGCCGTACGAGCGCTACGTCATCGACGTGCCCCGCCAGTGCGTCTTCGCCGGTTCCGTCAACCCGGACACCTACCTGCGCGACGAAACCGGCAACCGCCGCTTCTGGCCGCTGCGCTGCGGCCGCATCGACCTGGACGCCCTGCGGCAGGACCGCGACCAGCTTTGGGCCGAGGCGGTGGCCCGTTTCCGCGACGGCGCCATCTGGTGGCTGGACGATCCCGATCTGATCGCCGCCGCTAGGATCGAGCAGGAAGCCCGCTACCAGGGCGACGCCTGGGACGCCCGCATCGACCGCTGGCTGACCCACGAGCGCCGCCGCATCAACCGCGGTTATGCCGGCTACGACGACTGGCGCGACGAGGAGGTCGAGCGCGACCGGCCGGTCTGCGACGTTTCCGTGGGTGAAATCCTGGAAGGGGCGCTGGGGATTGAAACGGGAAAGTGGTCACGGGGCGACCAGATGCGCGTGGCGGCGTATCTGAAGGCCCGGCAGTGGGAGCGGTACAAGGCAGGAGCGGGTGGTCGGCGGGAATGGCGGTATCGGCGGCCGACTTGGCTGGCCGATTGAATCATCCGGAATCCCCCTGGGTAGGCAAAATATGGTTGTGCTGCAGGTGAAGATAATCTCTCAGGGAACAGATCAATCGAATCAAGTCGATCACATCATCCAAAGTTGCATACTTCTCTGCGAACTCTCTCAAGGCCGTTTTTCCATCTCGGCTTAGATCCCGGTGTGTCCGTCCCCCGATCGTTGTCTCATGAACCACAGCGTTAGGATAGTCGGCCACGAAAGCCCGCAGAAAATCTGGCGAGAACAGGTCTTCAACTTCCCAGTCCAGCCGCCTGAAGTCGTAGTTGAGCGTTTCGGCTCTTTTCTCGACGACCGATCCTGGAGAGCCGCCGGCTATGGGCATGACGGGATGCAGCAGAAAGACATCTTCATAACGCACTACGCGTGGATCGAAATTACAGGCGCGTTTTAGGGCCCGGCGACCGGCTTCGTCATTGTCGAAAAGGCCAATGAAGCGGTACCTTTTCGCTCCCGCGGGTGTCAGGTCGTATTCAGCGAGCTGTCGTGCCGCGCTCAGCCGGCGGTTGACACCATCGACTCCGCCGTCATCTCCATCACCTGCTGCCAACACCCCGAAATCGTTGAAAACGTCGATTCCTCGTTCTTCTCGGTACAGTTTTGCGGCAAGTTTCAAGAAGAGGACGTCGCTTCGCCCTTCCAAGATAACGTTCCGTTTCTGGACGCTCCACCCGATCTGCTGAGCCCAGTCTTCGACGAGTCCCGCCATGGCTCAGTTCGCCGTCAGGGGCCGCAGGAACGGGCCGTTGTGGCCGAAGGAGATATATCCATTAATAACCATTCCTGGTCGAAGTTTCTCCCGGCCGAATTCCTGGGGCCGGAAAGTGACCTCTACGCCCTGCATTTCGCTGACCCTGGCGCGGTGACGGCCGTCGCCGGTCTGGCTGATGCGTGCGCGCACCTGCCGGCGATCATCCCTGTCGCGCACACGCAGCCACTTCAGCCGCTCCGGCACCTCGACGAAGTGTTCCTCCCGCTGCCAACGTTGGCGAAGCTCGTGGAACTTGCGGGCCGCTTCGTGATGCCGGTCGCGCTGGTGCAGAAGCACAGCAAGTTCAAGGTCCATCTGCGGAGTGAAAGTGCTGGAACTCCCCTTAAGGGACTCCAAAAATTCAAGCTGCTGAGCAAAATCCTGAGGGCGATCCATGCAGCAGAGGAGGTATTGAAGGCGCACGGCCTGAGCGTTGCTTCGCAAGATTGGGTTTGCGAGATGTTCCGCCGCTCTGATGCGATTGGTGGCCGGATAATCGTTGAGTTCCATCCCTTCGAAACGACGTACGCCTTCCGCCAGTGATTTAAGTGCAACGATGATCGCGTCGCTTTCGGTCTGTGGGTTGCTCCTTTCGTCGAATTCGCCGGCTACTTCCAAGAGGACGTCGAGTGCGGCCTCAGCCAGCCGCCCGAGCGCGAAACGGCGTGCCTCGGCGGCGCCACGCTGCATCGCAGCATACACGAGCCCCAAAACTTCGATCGCATTGCCCGCGGTGGCCGTCGGGTCGCTGCGGGCGCCGGTCAGAAGGTCGCGCGCGTACGTTTCTACAACGAATGAATTGTCGGGGCTGAGCCGGTAGGCGCGTCGCGTCGCATCCCGTGCCTTCGTCTGCAGATCCTGGATACGCTCTTGCTTAGCGCGGCGCTGCACCTCGACCTCGGCCAAGTCATGATAGGCGTGGGCGAGAGAGTTCAGCAGATTCATGTCGGATTCGCCGTCGGCGTCACCGGTGATGCTGAGGGCCGTTTCAATGTCCGAGATGGCGCGCGAAAGCAACTCCGCCCGCTCGTCGTCCGAAATATCGAAAGCGGACTTATCCTTGGCAATGCGTCGACGCGAGATCGCGGCATGATGGAGAAATGCCCGGCTTGTTGTCCGAAAGGCACGGGGCATCTCGTCCAACGCCACCAGAGCCTCCCGCCAGTAGGGGGCAAACAGCGCATGCCCATGGCTGGGGTCAATTTTGAAAATGGAGGTGGCGAACGCTTCAGCTACCTCACGCAGGCCCCTGTGTGCAAGGCCGGGCAGGCGGGCAATCCGCTTCAATACGAGTAGCCGGAGATGCTCAGGGTTGGTGGCCTCCCCAAATCCCGCGGCTTCGAGTGCAGGGCGGTCATAGAAAAGCGCCGTCAACAGGAAACGGCCAAGCAGGTCATGAATGAGCGCCCAGTAGCGCTGAGTGCTATCGATGCCCCGCACGATGCCGAGGGCGCCGAGCCCGGACTGAATGTCGCACAGCTTGTCCGCGGTCGGCCAATCGTGCGAGGCGGGCAGCAGTACCTCTGGCAGCGGCCGGTGAACGGTGCTCATCGCAGCGATATCGATGATGGCGTGGCGAAGAACTGGATCGGTGACTTTCTCGTGAAACTGATAGTAGAGCCAGGACTGGATGGTTTCTTCCATGTCGAACAGGCGCCGGAGCCAGAACGACAGCGCGATCCAGAAGGCGGCATAGCCATTCCCCGGGCCAACGATTGAGCGCTGAAGGAAGTTGTTCCACTCAGCTTCCGACCGGACCGTTCCATGTTTCAGCAAATATCGGTTGAGGTGCCGTCCCAATTCTACAGCGTCCGGCTTCGACACCTGATGGGTCAGGACCGCCAAGCGTTTAAACCGGCTTCCTTCATAAATCGCGATCGGCAGGACGCTGTCCGTGACGAACACGATGCACGCCCGGCGCCCGCTCTTTTCAAGCTCGCGCGAGAAATGGATCAGGTCATCCTCGTGGCCGTTCAAGGCGGTGCGGTCGAAGACGATCAGCCAAGGAGCCTGATAGAGACGCGTGTCCGCCCCGATCCCCGTCTTTGTGGCCGTTTCCATACAACGCGACATATACGAGGTGACTTCGACACTGCTCGGTGTAAAAGGCGCCGCCGCAGCCAGGAGCGTCGGATACCCCTCGCTCGCGGTTTCCCAGGCCAAGTTGCGGATGAAGGTGGTCGCGCCGGCACCGGACTCCGCGCTGACGTAGAACAGGGGATTTGATTCGCCCGCCTCTCGGTCGAGCTTTCGAAGCGCCCGCTTGAGGATGTTCAGCGCGTCGGGCTCGCGCGGCCACGGCATTCCTGCGGCAAAGGGCCGCCAAGAGGAACGCGGATCTTTGAAAAAACCCTCGACATCTTCGACGCGCAGGTCGTCCGGAAGAAGCGGAATGAGGTGTTCCTCCGTGAGGAGCTCGTAGCGTCCCAAGAGCGGGTGTTCGGGATCATCGAGACCGGTGACGTCGAGTCGGTGTAGGGTCTCGGTGGCGTCGCGCAGGCGAAGAATCTGCCGCTCGTCGCGGCCTTCCATGTAGCGACGCACCAGATCGTCGACGAAAGCCCCGGCGGCTGTCGTGACAAGGCTGATTGTCCGCGCGCCCGTCTCGGCTCTCCACGCGGCCGCTTTGTCCGTGGCGTCGGAGGCATCGCTGACGACGGTTGTGAAGGAGCGGAAGCCCTCCGCCCACAACCCTGTTAGCTCCTGCGGCAGGGCGAAAGTCGGACCACCTAGGACTACGAGATGCTTGATCGACCGCCGCTGGAGTTCCTCCAGCATCGTCAGTCGCCGGGTAAGGGCGGCTAGCCCCGAATTCCGGGTGCCTCCGCGCCCGTTGAGCAGGAACACTGGAAGGCTACGAGGTGGTAGCGGGACATCAGACGGGTTGGTGTCGACGATGTGAATTATGCCGCGCCGTCTGACGAGGGGACTCTCCACCGACTCCGTCGCCTCAAGCGCGGTGATCAGCGCTTGGTCGGAAGATTCACTGAAGACGAAGGCCCACGGCAGGCCAAGAACCTTGGCCGCCTTCTCCGGTCCCGCAGCAGCAGCGAATGGCTCCTGGAGCCAGACCGCAACGTCGCGTGAGTCAAGTTCGGCGAATAGCGACGCCGGTGCTTCGGCTTGGTGGTGAACTCCGTCGCTCATGAACGTATTCCGGAGGCTGTGCGAGCGGGCGTATGGTCCGACCGTTGCTCTGGGACAACGCGGTCCGAGAGGACTGCGAACGGGGCCGTGGCGGCATGCCACTTCCGAGGTGGGGATAGTCCGCTTTTTTCTGGCGCAGTTCAAGATCAGGAATAGGAGCTTGCAAGGCAGGGTGGTGAAAAAGGGGGGACAACGGGAAGGATAGTTTACTAGATCGAGCGACCGCCGGTCTGACGCTGCTTGCTCTGGGAACACCCCGGCCCTAACCACGCCCATGCGGCTCCCGACATCGGCAGAGGTTGGGACCAAACCTGCCGTAGTCACCACGGATTTCCCTTCCCCTATGGTCCCAACCGGTCCCAACCTCTTGATGGGGGTTGGGACCGCTGAAACCAGCATGAATGCTGGCTTTGTCCCAACGGTCCCAACGGGGGGGGGGTGAAAGTGTTCAGGGGGCCGAGAAAAATGCTATGTTGAGTTGTCTTTTATGGTGTTTATGGCAGCAACAACGGGAAAATCTTTCTGGGCTATGAGGTGTCCAACCCCCCGTTGGGACCAGGGACCGTTGGGACCAAGCGCCCGCCCTCGCCGGAACTTTTTGCGAACATTTCCGCCGAAACCGGATTGCATCTGATGCCCCGCCGCAGTAAAAGGGTTGGGACCAAAGCCGAAGGCCCACGACTCCGTGAGCCTTCATGATGACTACTCTGTTTCCGGTTCCGGCTCTGCCGGGATCTGGGCCGGCTGCTCTGGCGGTCCTGCCCGCCACGCTCGTGGTGCTCGCCCTCGATCTCGGATCGACGATGGGCTGGGCGCTACGCTCCGCTGACGGTGCCATCGTCTCCGGCACCGAGGCGTTCCGCCAGGATCGCTGGTCGGGCGGTGGCATGCGCTACCTGCGCTTTCGCCGCTGGCTGGGTGAGGTCGCCACCATGACCGGCGGCCTTGGCCTCGTCGTCTATGAGGAGGTCCGCCGCCACGTTGGCACCGATGCCGCCCACGTCTACGGCGGCTTCCTCGCCACGCTGACCGCCTGGTGCGAGGACCGGGGTATTGCCTACGAAGGCGTGCCGGTCGGCACCATCAAGCGCTTCGCCACTGGCAAGGGCAACGCCGGCAAGGACGCGGTGATCGCCGCCGTCCGCGCCCGCGGCTTTCAGCCCGCCGATGACAACGAGGCCGACGCCCTGGCGCTGCTGCTCTGGGCCATCCAGCGCCGGGCGGGAGGCGCGCCGTGAGCCGTATCCGCCGGCCTGACCGCCGGCCCGCGGAAACTGCCGAGATCGCCTTCGATGGCCAGCGCTTCACCGTCACCATCGGCTTCTACCCCGATGGTCGCCCCGGCGAGGTGTTCGCCGACGGCGCCCGCATCGGCTCCGACCTCGACGCCCTGCTCGATGACGCCTGCGTGGCGCTGTCGCTGCTCCTGCAGCACGGCGTCGATCCCCGTCGGCTGGCCGGCAGCATGGGCCGGCTCGGCGACCAACGGCCGGCCTCGCTGATCGGGGCGGTGGCCGATCTGCTCGCCGGGGAGGTCCGGCCATGAGGATGACGCCCAGAGGCTTCGGCGGCGACCGCACGCCACCGGAAGCCATCAAGCGCGACGGCTGGCAGGCCCAGGGCATCCTGGTGGTCAGCGAGAACGACCAGCGACTGACCTGGCCGGATCGCGAACTGGTCCGCCAGCTCGGGCGGAAGCTCTACGGCGACCGGCCGGCGAAGGAGGCCCGCCATGGCTGATCCCCGCTGGACCCCGCTGATGGTCGAGGAGCGGCTGACCGAGGCGGCCGACGTGCTGAAGCGCCTGCCCGAGCGGCGCATCGGCGGCTACTTCAACACTTGGCCGCAGATCGTGCCGGAGTTCTGCGATCTGGTCGGGCGCGAGCCGCCCCAGCTTCGCCCGCCGCTGCCCACCGCCGCCGCCATCACCCGCATGGAGGAAACCCTTGGCTGGACCATCGGGCTCGATCCGGTGGATGCCCGGATCGTCTGGCTGCGGGCCGGCGGCGAACGCTGGAAGGAGGTATGCTGGAAGGTCGGTCTGGCGCGCGCCGCCGCCCATCAGCATTGGCTCTACGCGCTCTGCGTCATCGCCTGGCGTCTCAACGGGCGGCGGGTGCCGGGCAAGCGGTCGCGCCAGCAGGTGATCGCGATGGTCCGTGCGGCGTGCGGCAGCGCAGGGTAGCGCAATCGACAAGGCAGACACTTTTCGCTGAGACGGAAACGGCGGTTCCGGGGTAGATTTCCATCATGCTCAGGCGAGGTGCGCGGGGGCGCCCTTCGCCACCGCCGCAGCCGGGATGGATCGTTTCATTGCCGATCCGGCCGCCCGTGGGCAATAAGGTTGCGGCCCCTGGTTCCTTCCTGGCCTACAACCTATGCTGGCGGCAGAGGTTCGGCATTCCGCCAGTGACGCGGAAAATTCAGGGCATTTCGTTTCGCCGGCCGGGCCGGACCTGCAAAGCCAAGGGCTTACGGCATCCGGCCCCCGCCGATCGGCGAAACGCCGGATGCCGGGGCGTTTCGTTTTCCGCTGGCGTCCGTGTGCCGCCCGTTTCGCTTTCAGGAGAGATCGTGGAGATCATCAACCTGCCCATCGAGCGGGTGATCCCCTATGCCCGCAACCCGCGGCACAATGCCGAGGCGGTGGCCAAGGTGGCGGCGTCCATCGCCGAGTATGGCTGGCGCCAGCCCATCGTGGTGGACCGGGACATGGTGGTGGTCGCCGGCCACACGCGGCTGGAGGCAGCGCGACGGCTGGGGTTGGTCACGGTCCCCGTGCATGTGGCCACCGACCTGACGCCGGCTCAGGCGCGGGCCTACCGGCTGATGGACAACCGCAGCCACCAGGAAGCGCGCTGGAACGACGAGTTGCTGGCGCTCGAACTGAAGGATTTGCGCCTCGACGCGGTGGACCTGGCGCTGACCGGCTTCGACGCCGACGAGATCGACCAGATCCTGGCCGCGCTGGACGACGCAGCGGACCAGGATGCGGAAGCCGCCGACGCCGCCGATCCTGACGCCGCCCCGGAGCCGCCGTCCGATCCGGTGACACGGGCCGGCGATCTGTGGCTGCTGGGGCAGCATCGGCTGCTCTGCGGCGACAGCACCGATCCGGCGGCGGTGGCACAGGTGTTGGGCGGGGACAGTGCCGCCCTGTGCTTCACCAGCCCGCCCTATGGCCAGCAGCGCGATTACACCACCGGCGGCATCGCCCGTTGGGACTCGCTGATGCAGCGCGTGTTCGCCCTTCTGCCGATGGCCCCTGAGGGGCAGGTGCTGGTCAATCTCGGGCTGATCCACCGCGACGGCGAATGGCTGCCCTACTGGTCGGACTGGCTGGACTGGATGCGGACCCAGGGCTGGCGCCGCTTCGGGCTGTATGTCTGGGACCAGGGACCGGGGTTGCCCGGCGATTGGGGCGGGCGGCTGGCGCCGAGCTTCGAGTTCGTCTTCCACTTCAACCGGCAGGGCCGCAAGCCCAACAAGATCGTGCCCTGCAAATATGCCGGTCTCGACACCCACCTGCGGGCCGACGGCCATTCCACCGCCATGCGCAAGGCGGACGGCACCGTGGGTGCCTGGACCCATGCCGGCCAGCCGACGCAGACCCACCGCATCCCCGACAGCGTGATCCGCATCGGCCGCCACAAGGCGCGCGGCATCGAGGTGGAGCACCCGGCGGTGTTCCCGGTGGCGCTGCCCGAACTGATCCTGAACGCCTATGCCGATGCGGGCGATGTCGTCTATGAGCCGTTCTCCGGCTCCGGCACCACCCTGATCGCCGGCGAACGCACCGGCCGGCGGGTTTGCGCCGTCGATTTGGCGCCGGCCTATGTCGACGTGGCGGTGCGCCGCTGGAACGAGCAGTTCCCCGCCAGCCCGGCCCGGTTGGAAGGCGGCGGCACCTTCGCCGAAACCGCCGCCGCGCGGGGCGTGACCCTGGCCTTCGCCGCCTGATCCCATGCTGAACGATATCCGGATCGAACGCTGGCCGCTGGACCGGCTGCTGCCCTATGCCGCCAACGCGCGCACCCATTCCGAGGCACAGGTGGCGGAGATCGCGGGCTCCATCCGCGAGTTCGGCTTCAACAACCCGGTGCTGGTTGATGATCGCGGCGTGCTGATCGCCGGGCACGGACGGCTGCTGGCGGCCCGGCGACTGGGGCTGGCTGAAGTGCCGGTGATCCGGCTCGGCCACCTGACCGAGACGCAGGCCCGCGCCTTCCGCCTGGCCGACAACCGCATCGCCCTGAACGGTGGCTGGGATGATGCGCTGCTGTCGGCCGAACTGGCGCGGCTGGTGGAGGAAGGCACCGCGCTGGACGGGCTCGGCTTCGACGCCGGGGAACTGAACCGGCTGCTGAACCTGGACGATCCGGCGCCAGGGCTGGTGGACGAGGACGCCACGCCGGAACCGCCCGCCGAGCCCGTGACCCGGCCGGGGGATCTCTGGATCCTTGGTTCCCATCGGCTGCTGTGCGGCGATGCCACGGGCGCCAGCGATGTCGAGCGGCTGCTGGCCGGTGCGCGGCCTCACCTGATGGTGACCGATCCGCCCTATGGCGTGGAGTACGATCCCTCCTGGCGCAACGCGGCGGGGGTGGCGAAGACGAAGCGCACCGGCAAGGTCGCCAACGACGACCGCGCCGACTGGCGCGATGCCTGGGCGCTGTTTCCCGGCGACGTCGCCTATGTCTGGCACGCTGCCATCCACGCCACCACGGTGGCCGAAAGCCTGATCGCCTGCGGCTTCGACATCCGGGCCCAGATCGTCTGGTCGAAGAGCCGCTTCGCGCTCGGACGCGGGGATTATCACTGGCAGCATGAGCCGTGCTGGTACGGCGTGCGCAAGGGCGCGAAGAGCCACTGGCAGGGTGCCCGCGACCAGTCGACCCTGTGGTCGATCGCCCCGGCCGGCGGCGAGGACGCCGCCACGCCCCACGGCACCCAGAAGCCGGTGGAGGTGATGCGCCGCCCCATCGTCAACAACAGCGCGCGGGGCGATGTCCTCTATGAACCCTTCTGCGGTTCCGGCACCACCCTGATCGCCGCCGAGACGGTGGGGCGGGTCTGCTACGCCCTGGAACTGGATCCGACCTATTGCGACGTGATCGTGCGGCGGTGGGAGGGGTTCACGGGCCAAAGGGCAACCCGCGCGGACGGGACGCCGTTTTCCGACGGAACGGATGCCGGTGCATGACGTGGCTCTATCTGCCACTGGCGCTGCTGGCGGCGGCCCCCTGTTCGGGCTGTCGCTGTGCGCCGGGGCCGGCGGTCTCGACCTTGGCCTGCACATCGCCGAACCCGGATACCGTGCTGTGGGTTATGTCGAGCGGGACGCCTACGCCGCGGCCGTCCTCGTGGCGCGGATGGCGGACGCGGCCCTGGATCCGGCACCTGTCTGGGACGACCTTGCCAGCTTCGACGGTCGCCCATGGCGTGGCGCGGTGGACCTCGTGCTTGCGGGCTATCCGTGCCAGCCGTTCAGCGTCGCCGGACGTCGTCGCGGAACCGACGATCCCCGGCATCTTTGGCCCCATGTCGCGCGCATCATCGACGAGCGCCGACCGGGATCTGTTTTCCTGGAGAACGTCCCCAATCATCTCAACCTCGGCTATCGCGAGGTCCGGAAGAGCTGGAAGGAATGGGTTTCGTCGTTGCGGAGGGATTGTTCTCGGCGGCGGAAGTCGGTGCTCCCCATCGACGCGAACGGCTGTTCGTCCTCGCCCGCCGGTTGGCCGACGCCCCGGGCCTGTTCGGGCAAGCGCTCCAGCGGGGCGAACCGCACCGAATTGCTGCGCCTGTGGTCGACGGCGAAGGCCAGCGACGGCAACCGGCCGGGTGCCGGACGGCGCCGCGAGGCCGACCTGACCGGGCGTGCCCGCTGCTGGGCGACCCCGTCGGCGCGCGACTGGCGCAGCGGGCTGGCCGGGCCGGAGACGATGGCGCGCAACAGCCGCCCCTTGAACGAGCAGGCGGTGAGCGGGCGTTCCCGCCCGGCCCCGGAGACGATAATGGGTGGCGGGAGTGGCTGCGGCGACACCCCGACACTGAACCCGCGGTTCGTCGAGGCGCTGATGGGCTGGCCTTCCGGGTGGACCGGCTTCGCCTCTGTGGCAACGGCGTGGCCCCCCTGGTTGCGGCTTATGCGTGGCGAACTCTCTCGGCTCGGCTAGGACCGCCGCCCCGGCAGGGCGGCGGCACAGAGGAATTGATGTCCAACTTGTGTCAGGGGGCGATCCTGTAGACCCGCCCGCGTTCCTCGACCTTCTCCGACGTCACGGTGAGGCCGAGCTTCTTCTTCAGCGCCCCGGCAAAGAACCCGCGCACCGTGTGGGCCTGCCAGCCGGTGGCCGCCGCGATCTCCGCGATGGTGGTCCCTTCCGGCCGGCGGAGCAGGGCGATCATCTGCGCTTGTTTGCTGTCGGCGCGGCTGCGCTTGGTGCGCGGCGGTTCGGCGGCGAGCGTCTCCTCGATGGCGGTCACCGCCGCCTCGAGGTCGGCGCCGGGGCGGTCGTCCCCGCCGCTGGCGCCGGCCGGCTCGGGATCGCAGCCGCTGTCGTCGAAGGCCACGTCGGCCGCGATCCCGGCGGCGCGCAGGGCGTCGGCGATGGTCAGGCCGCGCTCGGCCAGCAGCGCCTCCAGCCGGCTGATCGCCCTGGCCTTGCTGTTGAAAGTCTTCGGTCCGGTCTCGGTGCCGGACAGGGCGCCATAGGCGGTGGCGAGCTGGGTCAGGGTCAGGTCGGACAAAGTCGTCATAGCGATCTCCTTCGGGTGGTCCGGACGATCCGGGCGCGCTTCCACCAGCCCGAGCCCCGCCGGGCGGACCCGGTCGGGGCTGGCCTTGGGGGCATCGCCTTCAGTCGGCGTGTTCGCCCTCGCGGAAGGCGGCGTCGGTGATGCGCTTGAGAAGCTCGGCGTAGGTGGCCAGGGTGCCGACATGGCCCCAGTGGATGTCGTCGGGCGCGACGTTGAAGTGGTCCGCGCTGAGCGCCGCCAGCCGCGCCAGCATCGTGTCGATCTCGGCCTTGCGGGCCAGGAAGGCGTCCAGGGCCTGGGTGTTGTCGCGGGGCGTGGGCATCGCATCCTCCATCGTGGTGCGGACAGTCATCGCGCTGTCCGGCACCCGAGCCAAGCGATTACATCGCTGATTTGATTGCTGTTTCATCCAAGGAAGGACCAGGCCCATGGCCGGCAACGGGCAGCCGCTGGCGGTGATCGCCAAGCTGCTCGACCTGTCGGAGCGCCGGGTCCAGCAGCTCAGCCGCGAGGGGGTGATCCCCAAGGCCGAGCGCGGCGCCTACGATCTGGTCGGCGCCGTGCGCGGCTATGTGCGCTACCTGCGCGATCTGGCGCAGCGGGCGCAGGGTGGCGTCGCCGACCTGCCCACCGAACGCACCCGGCTGGTCAAGGCCAAGGCCGACCTTGCCGAACTGGACGCGCAGCAACGGCGCGGCGATCTGGTGCCGGTGGCCGAGACGGCGCTGGCCTGGGCGGCAGTGACGGCCCGGCTGCGCGCCCGCCTGATCACCCTGCCGGACAAGCTGGCCCCCCTGGTTCATGATGCCGCAAACCCCGCCGCCGTCCGCGTCCTTCTCCGGTCGGCGATTGTCGAGGCGCTCGCCGAACTTGCGGCGACGCCGGTCGCCGTCGCCCCTGCGCCTGACCGGGCATCCGGGGCTGGCGAAGCTGGTGACGACGGCGTTGCAGATGCTGACGCCGCCGCCGGACCTGACGGTGAGCCAATGGGCGGACGCCAACCGCCGGCTGAGTTCTGAGGCCAGCGCCGAGCCGGGCCGCTGGTCCACCGCCCGGGCCGAATACCAGCGCGGCATCATGGATGCCGTTTCCGACCCGGATATCGAAACCGTGGTGGTGATGTCGTCGGCCCAGGTGGGCAAGACGGAGGTGCTGAACAACACGGTCGGCTACCATATCGACCAGGATCCGTCGCCGATCATGGTGGTGATGCCCACCGAGCGCGACGCGGAGACCTGGTCGAAGGACCGTTTCGCGCCCATGGCACGGGACACGCCGTGCCTGATCGGGCGGATCGCCGACCCCAAGTCGCGTGACGGTTCCAACAAGATCCTGCACAAGCGGTTTGCCGGCGGCCACCTGACCATCGTCGGGGCCAACGCGCCGTCGGGGCTGGCCAGCCGGCCGATCCGCATCCTGCTCTGCGACGAGGTCGACCGCTACCCGGCTAGCGCCGGGGCTGAAGGCGACCCGGTCAAGCTGGCGCGCAAGCGCACCGTCACCTTCTGGAACCGCAAAATCCTGCTGGTCTCAACCCCGACCCTGAAGGGGGCCAGCCGGATCGAAACGGCGTTCGAGGAAAGCGACCGCCGCCGCTTCTGGGTGCCGTGCCCGGATTGCGGCCAGCATCAGGTGCTGAGCTGGGGGCAGGTGCGCTGGGACAGCGACCCGGAACCCCGGCCGGACAGCGCCCGCTATGTCTGCGTCCATTGCGATGCCGTCTGGGGTGATGCCCGGCGCTGGCAGGCGATATCTCGCGGGCAGTGGCGGGCGGAGGCGCCGTTCACCGGCATCGCCGGTTTCCACCTCAACGAGATCTATTCCACCTGGGTTCGGCTGGCCGACATGGTGCGCACCTTTCTGTCGGCCAAGGCCGCCGGCGACGAGGCGATGAAGACCTTCGTCAACACCTCGCTGGGCGAGACCTGGCAGGAGAGCGGCGAAGCGCCGGACTGGCAGCGTCTCTATGAACGACGCGGCGGCTACCGCTTCGGCGCGGTGCCCACGGGCGGCCTGTTCCTCACCGCCGGGGCCGACGTGCAGAAGGACCGGATCGAGGTGTCGGTGTGGGCCTGGGGGCGCGGGCTGACCAGCTGGCTGGTGGACCATGTCGTCATCGAGGGCGGGCCCGAACGGGCGGAGGCCTGGGCGGCGCTGACAGCATTGCTGGGCCGGACATGGCCACACACCCATGGCAGCCGGCTGGGGCTAGCGCGGCTGGCCATCGATACCGGCTATGAGGCACCCGCCGTCTATGCCTGGGCCAGGAGCGTGGGTTTCGCGCAGGTGGCCCCGGTCAAAGGGGTGGAGGGCTTCAACAGGGCGGCGCCCGTCGCCGGCCCCAGTTACGTGGATGCCACCGAGAATGGCCGCAAGGTGCGGCGCGGGGCGCGGCTGTGGACGGTGGCCGTGGCCACCTTCAAGAGCGAAACGTACCGTTTCCTGCGGTTGGCCCGGCCTACAGACGAGGACTTGGCCGCCGGCATCACCGTGCCCCCCGGCAGCCTGCACTTACCGCAGGGCGTGGAGGCCGAATGGGTCAAGCAGCTTGTGGCCGAGCAGCTGGTGACGGTGAAGACCAAGCGCGGCTTCACCAAACTGGACTGGCAGAAGCTGCGCGAGCGCAACGAGGCGCTGGACTGCCGCGTCTATGCCCGCGCCGCCGCCTGGATCGCCGGCATCGACCGCTGGACCGAGGCGAAGTGGCGCGATCTGGAGGATCAGGTCGGGCCGGCGCCCGACGCCGCTGGAACCCCAACCCCGGTGGTGCCGGCCGCTGAGGTTCCGACCGCCGGTCACCTTAAACGCCCCACCGCACCGGGGGAGAAACGCCGGGGCGGCTGGTTGGGTGGACGCAATCAGGGTTGGTTGGGATGACCTGGACCCAGGGGGAACTGGACGCGCTGCGCCGCGCCTATGCTGCCGGCACGCTGCGCGTCAGCTATGACGGCCGCAGCGTCGAGTACGGCTCCGCCGCCGACCTGTTGTCGCGCATCCGCACCATCGAACGGGAAATGGCTGGCAACACATCGAGCAAACTGCCGATGGCGGGCTTTGCCGGCTTCCGCCGTGGGGAGCGCTGATGGCCGGGCTCTGGCTCGACCGCGCCCTGGGGCTGGTGGCACCACAGGCGGCCCTGCGACGGGTGCTGGCCCGCCAGAGCCTCGACCGGCTGACCCGCGGCTATGACGGGGCCGCCAAGGGCCGCCGCACCGATGGCTGGCGGGCACCGGGCAGTTCGGCCGATGCCGAGATCGCCGTTGCCGGGGCGCTGCTGCGCGACCGGATGCGCGATCTGGTGCGCAACAACCCGCACGCCGCCAAGGCGGTGTCGGTGCTGGTCAACAACATCGTCGGTTCCGGCATCATGCCGCGCGCCGCGTCGGGTGACGACCGGCTGGACAAGGCAACCGACGCCCTGTGGCAGGATTGGTCGGCACGGTGCGATGCCGACGGCCAGTTGGATTTCTACGGGCTGCAAACCCTGGCCTGCCGCCAGATGGTCGAGGCGGGCGAGGTGCTGCTGCGCCGCCGGCCCCGGCGCGCGGGTGACGGGTTGCCGGTGCCGCTCCAGATCCAACTGGTCGAGGCCGACCTGCTGGATGCCGGGCGCAATGGCGACCTTGCCGATGGCGGCCGGATCGTCCAGGGCATCGAGTTCGACCCGCTGGGAAGGCGCCGGGCCTATTGGCTCAACGCCCAACATCCGGGCGACGCGGTGGTCAGCCTGCGCCGCCGGCTGGACAGTGCCGCCGTGCCCGCCGCCGAGGTCGCGCACATCTATGAGAAGCAGCGCGCCCAGGTGCGCGGCGTGCCCTGGGGCACACCGGTGATGCGGGCGCTGCGCGACCTGGACGACTGGACCCAGGCCGAACTGGTGCGCAAGAAGACCGAAGCCTGTGTCGTTGGCATCGTGCTGGGGGCCGACGAGGGGGAACAGGGCATCGCGCCCTCGGTGGTCGATGCCGATGGCCATCGGGTGGAGCAGTTCGAGCCCGGCCTGATCGCCTATGCCCGCGGCGGCAAGGATATCCGCTTCAACCAGCCTGCCACCACGGCGGGGGTGGCGGAATGGCTGCGCGCCCAGTTGCACATCATCGCTGCCGGCTTTCGTATGCCCTACGAGTTGCTGACCGGCGACCTGTCCCAGGTGAACTATTCCAGCATCCGCGCCGGGCTGGTCGAGTTCCGCCGCCTGATCGAGGCGGCGCAGTGGCAATTGGTGATCCCCATGCTATGCCAGCCGGCCTGGGACTGGTTCACCACCCAGGCCTGGGCGGCAGGCCGGTTGCCGCGCCCGGACATTCCGGTTGAATGGTCGCCGCCGCGCTTTGAGGCGGTGGACCCGCTGAAGGACGCCATGGCCGACCTGCTGGCCATGCGCTCCGGCACCATGACGCTGGCCCAAGCAATCTCTCGCCAGGGCCACAATCCCGAGGCGGTGCTGACCGAGATTGCCGCCATGAATGCCCGCCTGGACGCGCTCGGCCTTGTGCTGGACAGCGACCCGCGACGGGTGACCAAGACCGGCGTGATCCAGGCCGGTGAGACCGCCGCCAACCAGGACTGACCCATCATGCACGGCACCCTTGACCTGCCGGCGCTCCGCCGCGCGGCTGACCTTGTGCTGGCCAGCTTCGATGAGGCTGACCGCTCGGTGGAACTGGTCTGGTCCACCGGCGCGCGGGTGCGCCGCCAGCCGCTGTTCGGGGAGCCCTTCGACGAGGAACTGAGCCTTGACCCCGCCCATGTCCGGCTGGAACGCCTGAACGGCGGGGCACCGCTGCTGAAGGTCCATGACATGGGCACGCTGGATGCGGTGATCGGTTCGGTGGTGCCGGGCACGGCCCGCATCGAGAACGGCCGTGGCCTCGCCCGCGTGCGCTTCAGCGACCGGGCGGAGGTGGAGCCGATCCTGGCCGATATCCGCGCCGGTCATCTGCGCGCCGTCTCCATCGGCTATCAGGTCCATCGTTTCGAGATCTCGCGCCCGGCGTCCGGACCCGAACTGTGGCGCGCGGTGGACTGGACGCCGTTCGAGATTTCCGCCGTGCCGGTCGGGGCCGACCTCGCCGCCGGCTTCCGCAGCGCCGAGCCGCTCTCCCCCTGCGTCGTGGTCCGTCCCGGCGCACCGTCACCCGCCACGAGGACTTCCATGGACGAGACCCAGACCAAGCCCGCCACCCCGGACGTGGCGACGGCCCCGGCACCCGACGTCGCCCGCGCCACCGCCACTCCACCGACCCCCGACACCGACGCCCTGGTCGCCCGGGCACAGGCGGCCGAGCGCGAGCGGGTCGGCACCATCCACGACCTCGCCGGCCGGCTGGGGCTGGAGCGCGGCTTCGCCGAGGATCTGGTCCGGCGCGGCACCGGCCTGGACGAGGCCCGCCGGCTGATCCTGGACAAGGTTGCGGACGCGTCGGACCGCACCCGCATCTTCCCGCAGGTGACCGTGCCGCTCGGCGGCAGGGACGAACGGCTGCTGCGGCGTGAGGCGGTCAGCACCGCCTTGCTGCACCGCTACAGCCCGACCCTGTTCCCGCTGACCGACCAGGCCCGCGAGTATCGCGGCCTCAGCCTGCTGGAACTGGCCCGCGAGTTCCTGACCCAGGCCGGGGTGGCGGTGCGCGGGCTGTCGCGCGACGAGATCGCCACCCGAGCGCTCCATTCCACCTCCGACTTCCCCGAGGTGCTGTCCGCTGTCACCGCCAAGACCCTGCGCCAGGCCTATGAGGTCTATCCGCGCACCTTCACGCCCTTCTGCCGGCAGGTGCTGGCCACCGATTTCAAGGCCATGCACCGGGTCCAGATCGGCGAGGCGCCGCAGCTGCTGAAGGTCAACGAGGGCGGGGAGTTCCAGCGCGGCACCATCGGCGAGAGCAAGGAAAGCTACCGTATCGAGACCTATGGCCGCGTGGTGGCGATCACCCGGCAGGTGCTGATCAACGACGATCTCGACGCCTTCACCCGCATCCCGGCCATGTACGGCACCGCCATCGCCACCCTGGAAAGCGACGTGGTCTGGGGCATCCTGACCGCCAACGCCGCCATGGCCGACGGCAAGGCGCTGTTCCATGCCGACCACAAGAACCTCGCCGGCACGGCGGCCCCCCCGACCGTCACCGCCATCGGCGACGCCCGCGCGGCGATGGCGAAGCAGACCGGGCTGGACCGGAAGACCGTGCTGAACATCCGGCCGTCCTTCCTGATCGTGCCGGCGGCGCTGGAACTGACGGCCGAGCAACTGGTGGCGCAGAACCTGACGCCGGCCAAGACCAGCGACATCGTTCCCGCCTCCATCCGTACCCTGACGCCCATCGCCGAGCCCCGGCTCGACGCCGCCAGCGCCACCGCCTGGTATCTGGCGGCCAACCCGGCCCAGATCGACACCCTGGAGTACGCCTATCTGGAGGGGCAGCAGGGCGCCTACATCGAAACCCGCAACGGCTTCGACGTGGACGGGGTGGAGATCAAGTGCCGGCTGGATTTCGGGGCCAAGGCCATCGACTGGCGCGGCCTCTACAAGAACGCCGGGGCCTGAGCCATGACGGACCCGTTCCCGATCCTCAGCATGCCCGGCCAGAATGTGCCTTTCGCCGTGCCCAAGCGGCCGGTGCATGTGGTCTTCATCCATTGCAGCGCCAGCGACCAGGCCGCCCATGACGACGCGGCGGTGATCGACCAGTGGCACCGCCGGCGCGGCTGGCGTGGCATCGGCTATCACGTCTTCATCCGCGGCGACGGCACGATCCAGCGCGGCCGGCCGCTGGAAGACGTGCCGGCCGCGCAAGCCGGGCACAACAGCGGCTCCATCGCCCTGTGCCTGCATGGCTTTCACCAGTTCTCCCCGGTGCAGTTCGACAGTTTGCGGCGGCTGGCCGACGCGATGGATGCGGCCTATGCCGCCCAGGGCAAGCGCCTGCGCTGGCGCGGGCACCGCGAGGTCGCCGCCAAGCTCTGCCCGAACTTCGACTACCGCGTCGTCCTCGGCCTGGATGCCGGTGGCTTCCGCCGCCCGGCTGTGCCGGCCCTGTCCTGAAGGAGGTCCCCCATGCGCTACCTGATCGAACGGCTGCGCGAGCGCAGCACCTGGCTCGGCGCCACCGCGCTGCTGTCCGCCTTCGGCGTCTCCCTCGACCCGGCCCTGGTGGACCAGATCGCCCTGGTGGGCGGGGCGGCGGCCGGCCTGATCCTGATGCTCACCCCCGACCGGCCCGCCCGCTGAGGACCCGGCCGAACCCGACCCCCAAGGAACCGCCCCATGAAGAACCACATCCAGCCCGGCACCACCCTGACCCTGGCCGCCCCTTATGCCGTGGCCTCCGGCGAGGGCGTGCTCGTCGGCGCCCTGTTCGGCATCGCGGTCGCTTCGGCCGCCGGTGGCGAGCCGGTCGAGGTCTGCCTGGTCGGCGTCTTCGACCTGACGAAGACTGGCTCCCAGGCCTGGAGCGCCGGGGACAAGATCTATTGGGACAACACCGCCCGCGAGGCGACCAAGACCGCCACCGGCAACACCTTGATCGGTGCTGCGGTCACCGCCGTCGACAACAGCGCCGGCGAGACCGTCGGGCGGGTCCGGCTGAACGGGACGGTGACGTGATGGTGGAAGGACTCCAGAGCGGACTGTGGGGGTCGCGCATGGCGAGGAACTCAGCATTCTTTGCTGGCAGGTTCAGTGGGTAATAACCCTGCCTGTCCAGATATCTTGATCTGCTGAGAACGCCGAACATGTGCGTGTGTCAACGCTGCCGCGCGCAGCACTGCGACGAAAAGTTTCTCCATCTCCAAATGGTCTCGTTCGGGAAATGCGTAATGAACCGCCCCACGGAGCTTACTCGCAGTGACAAGGTCAGCAGCGATGGCTTTCGCCACGCATGATGACCTCCATCCTTCGATCATGACCTTAAAACTACTGTATGCTTCCGCCTTCTCTTCAATGTTCATAGAAGGAGAGAAAATCGAACGCCTGACGTCGTTCTGGTTTCGCTTAAGAAGTTTTTCAATTTCAGTTCCGGTCCAAAGGTTCCTAAACATTTCGTGAAGATGATCACCTGAACCACCCATTGCGCGAGCAACATGTTCCACGGCGACGGTCAAGCCCTGAAGGTCGCTGGACATTCCAGCCAGCCGCGCGTCCACATCGCCGAACGCATGCCGTTCGAACGATTCCAAACGCAAGAACACGGCATCCTGACGCTCTTGATCGATGAAGTCAGCAAACGCGATGATCTCGTCGTCGGTCATGGCACCGGGACACTCGCGCTGCACAGCGGGTTGCAGCGTTCTGATTAGCCTGTCTTTTTGGTCACGCACCCAATCCGGCCAGACTGCGTCAAGCGTGAATTCACGATGACCGCTTTGACAACCCACAGACTCCTTTATGTCATCGAACGCCATGCCTGCGGCCATCCGGAGCATACGTATCGCTGCGGCCAAGTACACCTTGTATGCGTGGGCGATCAGGGTGCGGCCTTCGAATTCCCAGTCCGACCATCGTTCTGCCAGGAACTTGCACAACTCCAGAATCGCTGGCGACTGGACACCATAATGCTCCTGCGCTTTGCGTGCTGCCTCGATCTGCGCCTGATGATAAGCCTTCGCTTGATCCTCCGTCAGCCAGAACCGTCCACCACCATGATCGCGGAGGATGCGGCCCAACGCATGGTCTGCTTCCTCTTCCGACCAGACGACGGCATCCAGCGCGGCTTCGTGACTCTGAAATCCGTTCAACGCTCGTGTAGGCGCGGTGATTTCGCGCCACGTGTCAGCCGGCCTGCGACCATCGAAGACAGCATGACGTGCTCTCCTGGCCGCTTCCGCATCTGCCATGTTTAGTCGGAAATGGATGCCAATATCAGCGAACTCTGCTGCTACGAGTACCTGCCAGCCACTGTAAAAGTCTCGGACGTTGCAGTCTGCAAAAAGCTCAGGATATTTTTCATTCGCCACACTGACACGGCGATCCTGGTGAGACTGATAGACTTGTTGGGCCGGCCGCTGTAAGAACTCCACGAATGCCGGATCTGGCTCATCGAATGGATGTGGAATATCGCCGTAGACACCCGGGTGAGTTGTCCGAAACAGGCTGTTTTCCAACCTTACCGCTGCCCCCCAACGCGGGCCGTCTGGCTCTACCGCCTCCTGCATGGAGCCGACATCACTGTGGCCCTCCAGCCACATTCGGCGGGCCACCGGGTCGGGCCAGCGCAGCCGCAGCTTCGGCCGAAGTAGGCCGGCCATTTCCAATGACTCAAGAAGATTATTACCGTAGTACGCGCCACGAAACGCTCTAATCTCGCGTAGATTAGACACGAAATCTTTTGATGGCAGATAGCGCCTTACGTTGAGTTTCGGTGATTTTTGCATCGTGTGTCGTGCTTATTATCTCGTAGAAGCAACCAGATATTGATTATTCTGTATCGGAGATGAGTCATTTGGACTTTTTCGGCCGGCCGCGCCCCTTGATCCCGCCACGGCGGGCTGCGGCGATGCGGTCAAGCTGGATGTCTATGATGTACGTCTCGATGTCGTCGGGATCGTAGTCGTCACCGTACCAGTCCCGCATCGACGCGTGCTCCGGGTGGTTCGGATCGGCCATGGCATCCAGGAACATCTCGAAGCCCGGAACGCCGCCGCAATCCTCCGGCGGGCAGCGGCGCTGCCCATCGACGAACCGGGGATACTCCATGCCGGGATCGGCGGGCAGCGTCCGCTCGATCGCGATCTCGTGCTCCCAGCTGTCGCCGAAATCGTAGGTGTAGTGGAACCGGCGGATGCCACGGGCCAGCACCGCCGACAGCTTCAGGGTGCTGTCCCGGTAGACGGGAAAGGCCGGATCGGCGAACTCCGGATCGGGCACGCCGTAGCGGCGGTCGCCAACCCGGAACTCATGCAGATGGCTGAAGGTCCAGCCCATCGACACCTGGATGCACTCATGCAGCCGGGCGAAGTTGAGTTCGGCCGGCACCAGAAGCCGCCGCCACACCGGCGGAACGGTGTCCAGAAGCGTGACCTTGATCTGCAGCACGTCCGCAGAGGGGGCTGAGGTCGGCATCGGCGGTATCGGCTGGTGGTCCTTGGCGCAACACCCTAACCCGGCCGTACCTTGGACGGAAACCCGTGACCAATCCCTTCCAGGCCGCCATCGATCCGGTGTTCGCCGTCTTCGGCACGCCCGCCACTTATCTCGGCATCGGCGGGGTGTCGGTCCCGGTGCGGGTTGTCGCCCGGCGCCAGGACGTCGTCACCGGCTTCGGCGGTGGAGAGGTGGTCTGCGATGGAGCCCTGTTCGAGGTGCGCGCCGCCGACCTGACCGCCGCCGGCATCCGCCCCTGGGCGGGGGACCGCCTGTTGGTCGGCGACGACCTGTTCGAGGTGCAGGGCGCCCCGGTCCGCCGCGATCGAAGGCCGCCTCACCGAGATGCTGGCGGCCGACCTCGCGGCGGCGGAGCGCGCCGTCACCGCGGGCCTGCGCGAGGCCAGCGACGGGCTGAAGGCCGAGCTGCGCGGCCAGATCGCCGGCGCCGGCCTCGGCACCCGGCTGGCCCGGACCTGGCGCAGCGAGATTTATCCCAAGGGCGGTCGCAGCCTCCGCGCCGCCGGGCTGGTCTGGAGCAAGGCGCCCGGCATCGTCGGCCTCCACGCGGACGGGGCCATCATCCGCTCCCGCCAAGGTCTGTTCCTGGCCATCCCGACCCCGGCGGCCGGCCGGTATGGGGACGGCGGCAAGAAGATCACGCCGGGCGGGTGGGAGCGGCGCACGGGACTGCCGCTGCGCTTCGTCTACCGCCGCCGCGGCCTGTCGCTGCTGGTCGCCGACAACGCCCGCCTCAGCAAGCGCGGGCTGGCCACGGCCAACCGGGGACGACGGGGCGAGGCCGGCTTCATCCGTCTGGCCGGGCGCACCACGGTGCCGGTGTTCATCCTCGTGCCGCAGGTGCGCGTGAAGAAGCGCCTGGACGTGGCGGGGGCCGGCCGTGCCTGGCAGGGCCGGTTGCCCGGTCTGATCCTGCGCCACTGGAAGGAACCCTGACCCATGCCGAGCATCCGGGAGGCGGCCCTGTCCGCGCTGCTGGCGCGGCTCGCCGCCGTGCCGGACGCCATGGACGGACGGGAGGTCGCGGTGCCCGAGCGCATTCCGCCCGGCGGTCTGCTGATCCTGCGCGACGGCGAGCCGGGCGTGCCCGAGGTGACGCTGTCGCCGCTGCTCCACCACTACGACCATGTCGCCGAGATCGAGGTGCTCGTCCAGGCCGCCGACCCGCCGCTGGGCCGCACCGGTCCCGGCCGGGCGAGAGCCCTGGACGAGCTGCTGCGGGCATTGGCCGCGTCCCTGGCCGCCGACCGCACCCTGGGCGGCACGGTCGACTGGATGGCCTGGGGCGCGCCGGAAACCGAGGACATCGCCGTCGCCGGCGGGGCCGCCATCAAGGCCGCCCGCGTGCCGGTGACGCTGACCTACAGCACGCCCGATCTCCTGACCTGACCCCGGAGACCCCGACCATGGCCCGCGCCACCGGCGCCCACCGCGCAGTTGCTGGGTGCCTTCGAGACCGCCTACGGCACCGCCCCCGGCGGCAATTTCCACACGCTGCCCTTTGTCAGTTGCGACCTCGGCAGCCAGCAGCCGCTGGAAGCCTCCGATGTCCTCGGCCTGGGGCGTGACCCGGCCCCGCCATCCCGTGACGTCATCACTGCCGAGGGGCAGATCACCGTCCCGGTGGACCTGCGCAGCATCGGTTTCTGGCTGAAGGGGCTGTTCGGGCCGCCGGTCACCACCGGCACCGGCCCTTACAGCCATGTCTACACATCCAGGGCCGACACGCTGCCCAGCCTGGCGCTGGAAGTCGGTCACCCGCAGGTGCCACGTTATTTCCTGAACCTCGGCTGTCTGGTCAACAGCCTGAACCTGGGGTGGGCGCCGTCGGGCAAGGCCAATGCCACCCTGGCCGTGATCGCCCAGGTGGAGACGGATGCCGCCACCTCGTCCGGCGGCACCCCCACCACACAGGGTTTGCAGCGGTTCCACCAGTTCCAGGGACGCATAGCCAAGGATGGGGCGGCACTGGCCAACATCACCGCCGCGGAATTGACCTACGCCAACAACCTCGACCCCGTCCGCGTCATCCGCGACGACGGCAAGATCGAAGGCGCCGACCTGGGCGTGGCCGCCTGCACCGGCAATCTGGCGGCGCGCTTCGCCGACATGGTGCTGCTGGATGCCGCCACCGACGGCACCGCCATGGCGCTTGAATTCGCCTGGGTGATCGACGCCGACCGCTCGCTGACCGTAGCATTGCCGTCGGTCTTCCTGCCCAAGCCGCGCATCCCGATTTCCGGCCCGGCCGGCATCGAGGCCCGCTTCGACTGGCAGGCCGCCAAGCCGGACAGTGGGGCTTTCGCCACCGTCACCCTGAAGAACGACGTCGCCAGCTACTGACCGGAGCGCCCGCCATGATCCGCCTCGACCTGCTACGCGAGCCGTTCTGGCTCGACCTGGGGATGGGGGTGCGTCTGCACCTGCGTCCCTGCACCACGGCGCTGGTGCTGGCCGCCCGCCAAGCCGTGCGTGATACGGACATGACCGACGAACCGCCGGACCTCGTGCCGGGGACGCGCACTGCCACCTTCCTGAAGGCGATGGGCCGGCTGTCCATCCTCGGCTGGGAGGGGGTGGGCGATGCCGATGGCGCGCCGGTGGAACCCACGCCGGATGGGATCGACGCCCTGCTGGACCTGCACCCGGTGGCCGACGCCTTCAGCCTGCGCTACCTGGGACCGGTTGCGCTGCTGGAGCAGGAAAAAAACGTCTGAAGGCCCGCGCCGAATGGCACTTCGGCGGCGGGCCGGGATACTGCGCGAACTGCGCCACCGCCGGCCTGCCCTGTGCCGGGGGACGGCCGGGACCGACGGGCGCACGCTGCCCCTACGACGAGCACGCGCCGCAGACGGTGGAGGGCTGGCAGGTCTGGGATCTCGCCCTGGTTTGTGCCGGGCAGCTTCGGATCGCGCCGAGCGGGGCTGTGCTGGGTTTCGATCATGCCGCCGTCCTGGACATGGCGGCGGCGCAAGGCATGCCGATCGCCGCCATGACCATCCTGTTGCCGGCGGTCGAGGTGGCCTTGGTGGACGCGGCGAACGCCGAACGGAAACAGAGCGCCTGACAAGCGTTACGGCTCACCCATCTCATTTTCGACCGCGGGAAGATGTCGGCTGATGTCCATCGAGTCGTGCAGCAGGCGCAGGACGTCGATGGTCCGTTCATCCGTGTTCGGCGTGATGCGGAACAGGACGAAGTGCCGCCCCTTGTTGCCCGTCCGCGCCACATGCAGAGTCAGGAGGCCCGGCGCGATCTCATTTCGTTGTCTGACCCCGATGATCGTCGGACCCGAAACCAGGGCTTCAAGAGCCGCACTCAGAACCCTTGCGTAGGTGTTCGCCTGCCGGAGACCGAACCGGTCCGCCGTCCAGCGGAGAATCTCCTGAAAATCCCGCTCGGCCGCCGCCGACAGGCGGACCGTCCAGGTCGGACCGCCAGACGTCATGACCGGTCCCGGAGACCCGCCTGATCGCCGAGCACGGTTTCGGCCAATCCGGTCAGATGCCGCCCCAGGGCGTCGGCGGTGGTGAATGACCGGAAGCGACCGTCCTCGATGTCGGCGATCCCCAAGCGGGCCGCTTCACGCAGGGCGTCCAGCCGAGCGCGTTCTTCCGCCTCCCGGTCTTCGACCAGCCGCAGCCCCTCGCGGAGGACTTCGCTGGCGTTCTGGTAGCGACCGGACGACACCAGCCGCTCGATCAGGTCGGCTTGATGGTCGGTGAGAACCACATTGCGGGTCGGCATGGTCGGCCTCCGGTATGAACGCAACGATGGCATATTATGCCAATGACCGGGCCGCGCTCAAGTCGTGCCCAACGGTGTATTCCGAAGGTCTGTTGCTTAGGGCAGGTCGTCGCTATGGTACCGGTGCGCGTCGGGAATGCGCGCCGCCTCGATCCCCGCGATGTCGTCATCGCTGAGATCGGTGACCGCCAGGACCTGCCGGTCGAGACGCTTCAGACGCTCATACTCACCGGCCGAGAGGATCACCACGCTGGGGCGGCCGTACTTCGTCACGATCACCGGTTCGGCCAGGGCCTGGCCTGATAGCGGCCGAAGTTCTTCTGGACCTCGCCGGCGGAAACGGGCTGTGCCATCGCTCACCTTCCTTGTGTTACGGAAGATGCGGAACTCCGACCGACCCGTCAAGCAAGCCGTGGCCACCTTCCGATCAATCCGTCCCCCCATGCCAGCGGAATAGACCATGACCGACCGTACCATCGCCGTGCGCCTCGCCGCCATCGGCGGTGACCGGGTGCGGGCGGAGCTGCGCGAGGTTGGCACCACCGGGGAACGGGCGCTCCAGCGCATCGAGCAGGCCTCCCGGCCGGCCTCACGCGCCCTGCAGGCCGTGGATGCCGCCGCCGGTGAGGTCCGCGGCGGGGCGGAGGCGCTGGCGGGGCGGCTGGGGCCGGCGGGGGCGGCGCTGGCCGCCCTGGGGCCGGTGGGGCTGGCGGCAGCGGCGGCCATGGGCGTGCTCAGCCTCGGCATCACCGAGGGGCTGAGGGCGGCCGGCGAGGCCGAACAGTCCTACCGCCGCCTGGAGGCGGTGCTGAAGGCCACTGGCCAGTCCGCCGGGCTGACCGCCGACCAGATCGCCGCCTTCGCCGACGGCCAGGAGGCGGCGACGTTGGCCAGCGCGGAAGCGGTGCAGGATGCGGCGGCCGTGCTCGCCACCTTCCGCTCGGTGGCCGGCGACACCTTCACCCGCGCCTTGACCCTGGCCGGCGACATGGCGGCGGTGTTCGGCGGTGACCTGTCGTCCGCGGCCATGCAGTTGGGCAAGGCGCTGGAGGACCCGGTCGAGGGCCTGAGTGCCCTGCGGCGGGTCGGTGTGTCCTTCACCGGCAGCCAGGCCGAGGTGATCCGCAGCCTGGTCGAGACCGGGCAGGTCGCCGAGGCGCAACGCCTCATCCTGGATGCGCTGGAGCAACAGGTGGGCGGGGCGGCGGCGGCCGAGGCCGGCGGCGTCACCGGGGCGGCCAACCGGCTGTCGGACGCATGGGGCAAGCTGCTGGAAGCGATCGGCAAGACACCGGCCGTAGCATGGCCGGCCGAGGCAGTGCTCGACCTGCTGGCGCGGGCGGCTGACGGCTTGGCCGGCCTGTTCGAGGACACGCCGATCGAGCAGCGCATCGTCGCCCTGAACCGCCGGCTGGTGGAGGCGCAGGACCGGGCGGCGGAGATCCAGGGGATCGTCGACGCCGCCGGTGGACGCTTCGGCCAACGCCGGCTGGCCGACGCCCGCGCCGACGTGGCCCGCCTGGAAACCGACCTGGAGGCGCTGATCGCCGAGGCCCGCCGGCAGGCGGACGCCGTCGATGCCGACCAGCGGCAGGCCGACGGGGGCCGCGCCCGTGCCGAGGCCGAACGGCGGGCGGAGATCATCGCCGACTGGCGCCGGCGGCTCGACGACGGTCTGGCCCAACCGGCGAACGACCCGGCCGAGCGCATCGCCCGCGTTAACGCCGAACTTGACCGCACGCGCCAAGCGCTGGAGGCCCTGCGCAGCCCGGACGGCGGCAATGCCGACGCCGTGGACGCGGCACTCGCCAAGGCCGAGGAGCTGGCGCGGCGGCGGATCGCGCAGATCGAACAGCCCGACCGCGACCGGGCGGCCCGCGAACAGGAGGCCGAGACCAAGCGGCGGCAGGCCGCCCTGGACGCCATCGACGGCCAGATCGCCGCCCTGTCCCGCGAGCGGGATGCAGTCGCCCTGTCCGCCCGCGAGCGGGCCATCCAGACCGAACTACTGCGCGCCGAAGAAACCGCACGGCGCGGCGGTATCGCCCTGACCGAGGCGCAGCGGGAGGCGATCCATGCAGAAGCCGGCGCCAATTACGATGCCGCCGCCGCGACGGCTGAGCGCAACCGGCTGCTGGAGGAAGGATCGCGGCTGACCGAAAGCCTGCTCGACCCGACCGAACGCTATCAGGCGGAACTGGCGCGGCTCCAGACCCTGCTGGAGGCCGGCGTCCTCTCCTGGGAGACCTACCAGCGGGCCGTGGAGCGGGCGGCACAGGCCGATCCGGAGACCCAGAAGCGCAACCGCCTGCTGGAACAGGGGGCGTGGCTTACCGAGCGGCTGCTGTCGCCGACCGAACAGTACGCCGCCACCATCGCCAAGCTGAATGACTTGCAGGCGGCCGGCGCCATCACCGCCGAGAGCCGGGCGCGTGCCGAGGAACAGGCGGCCGACCTGGTGCTGGCCGCCAGCCGGCGCTGGCAGGACGGCGCGATCCGCGGGCTGAAGGACTATGCCGACGAGGCCGGGAACGCCGCCCTCCAGGTCGAGCGGGTGATGATGCGGGCCTTCGGGCGGCTGGAGGACGCGCTGGTCGATCTGGTCATGCGCCAGAAGCTCAATTTCGCCGACCTGCTGAACGCCATCGCCGAGGATTTCGCGCGGATGATGATCCGCATGTCCATCACCGCCCCCTTGGCGCAGGCGGCCTCGGGCGCCATCGCCGGCATCTTCCACGAGGGCGGCACGGCGGGCGGGGCCGCCCCCGGACGGGCGGTGCCGGCAGCGGCCTTCCTGGCCGCACCCCGTCTGCACACCGGCACCGTGCCCTGGCTGGCGCCGGACGAGATCCCGGCCATCCTGCAACGGGGCGAGATCGTGTTGAACCGGGCGCAGTCCGCCGCCGTGGCGTCCGCCGGGGCGCGCACCGAGGCCGGCACATCGGGACCAGTCTATGTGATCCAGGTCGATGCCCGCGGCGCCGACGATCCCGACGCGGTGGCGATGCGGGTGGAGGCGGCGGTGGATCAGGCGCTGGCGGCCCGGCTGCCGGGGGTGGTCAAGGCGGCGGCCGGCGTCGCGCGGTCGCAGGTGGCCGACGAATGGAGCCGGCGCGGAGGGCGCTTCGGGTGAGCGACCTCGTCTGGCCCCTGGACCTGCGGCCGGGCAGCCAGGAGTTCTACATCCAGACCCTCAGTGTGGTGTGGGCCAGCCCCTATACCGGACAGACCCAGGTGCTGGAGCGCGACGGCGCCCGCTGGGTCTGCCGGCTGACCTTCCGCCGGGGCGATCCGCTCGCCCGGCAGGTGGACGCCCTGATCGCCTCCTTGCGCGGTCCCGCCGGCACGGTGCTGGTGCCCGACTGGCGGACCCTGGCTGCGCGCGGGACGCTGGCAGGAACACCCCAACTGGTGGGCGGCAGCGGGCGCAGCCTGACCGTGGCCGGGTTTGCCCCAGGGGCAACGGGTGTGCTGCTGCCCGGCGACCTGATCCAGACCTCGCCCGGTCGCGCCCATCTGGTCACCAGCACCGTCACTGCTGGCTTGGATGGCGACGCCCTGGTGTCGGTGGAGCCGCGCCTGCGCGAACCGGTGACGATCGGTCCCCTGGTCACCTCGGCCTGCCGGGTGCGCATGCGGCTGTCGTCCGACGATGCCGGGCGGAACCCGACCCGGCCGCCGCGCCGCAGCGAATGGGCGCTGGAATTGTTCGAGGTGCTGCCGTGACCCCGGACTGGCCGGGCGACATCCATCCCGTCGCGGTGGCCTTCTGGTTCGAGCCGGTGACGGCGCAGACCGTCTCGCCGCTGACCCGGCAGACGCTGGCCCTGGAACGGGACGGCGCCCGCTGGGTGGCGGAGGTCACGGTGGAACTGTCCGGCACGCAAGCCGCCCGCTTCGGGGCGTGGCTGGCCGGCTGTCGCGGTCCCGTTGCCGCGTTCCGCGTGCCGCTCTGGCTGCATGAGGGTGCCGCCGGGTCGCTCCAGTCCATGGACGCCTACGCCGCCGCCATCGGCGTCACCCGCTTCAGTGACGGCACCGACTTCGACGACGGCGCCGGCTTCATCGAGGGAGCCGGGCAACCGCACATCACCGGCGGCGTCGCCGCGCGCCTGGCGGTGGCGGGTTTCGCGCCCTGGACCGACAGCGTCCTCAAAACGGGCGGCGCCGTCGCCGTACCGCCCGGCAGCGTCCACCTGCTGGTCGAGGCCGGGCGTACCGACATCGACGGCCGCATGATCGTCACGGTGCGGCCCAAGCTCCGCACCCCGGTCGGCCGCGCACCCCTGCCAACCGAGGGGCTGGCCCTGCGCATGCGGCTGGCCGGCGACGATGCCGGCCGGGGTCTCACCCGGCCGCCGGTCCGGACCCGCTGGACCCTGAATCTCGTGGAGGACCTGCCGTGACCCAGCGCCTCAGCGCCCCCCTGGCGGCCGAGACCGGCCGGCCGGTGGTGCGGCCGGTGCTGCTGGCCCTGTTCGACTTCGCCGGTGGGGAGGTGCGGGTATGGTCGGGGGTGGGCGACCTGGTCTGGGAGGGGCGGACCTGGATCGGGGTCGGCAGCTTCGGCACGGTCGGGCCGATCGAGGAGACCACCGAGGTGCGGGCGACGGGCGCGCGCTTCCAACTGTCCGGCGTGCCCTCCGGCCTGCTGAACGAGGTGGTCGGCCTCAACGTCCAGGGCCGCCGGGCGCGGCTGTGGCTGGCCTTCATGGCGGAGGACTGGGGCGGTTTCGTCGACGCGCCGGTGCCGCTGTTCGACGGGCGGATGGACATGGTCGAGGTCACCGACGGCGGCCGGATAGCCACCATTGCCCTGGCCGCGGAAAACCGCCTGCGCGACCTGGAACGGCCCCGGCTGCGCCGCTACACCAGCCAGGACCAGCAGTCCGAGTTCCCCGGCGATCTGGGATTCGACTTCGTGCCGGAGCTTCAGGAACTGGAGATCCGCTGGGGGGCGCCCGCGGCATGACCCGGTTGCCCGACTGGCCGGAACGGCTCGACCAAGTGGTCGAGGCCGCGCGGCACAGCACCTTCGCCTGGGGGCGGGTCGACTGCTGCCTGTTCGCCGCCGACGCAGTCGCGGCGGTCACCGGCGTCGATCCGGCCGCCCCGTGGCGGGGGACCTATGCCGATGTCCGCACGGCCGCCCGCCTGCTGGCGCGGATGGGGGGCCTGGAAGCAACCGCTGCCGGCATGGCCCGCCACCACGGCTGGCCCGAGACGCCCCCGGCCTTCCTCGGCCGGGGCGACGTGGCCCTGGTGCGGCTGGACGACGGCCGCCAGGCACTCGCCGTCTGCCTGGGCGCCGCCCTGGTCCTGCCCGCCGCGCGCGGACTGGCCACGCTGGAGCGCGACCGGGTGCTGACGGGCTGGAGGATCGGCTGATGCCGCCGGCCGTCATCGCCGTCGGCGCCTCCATCGCAGGGTCCGCCGCCGCGGCGGCCGTGGGCGGGGGGGTGATCGGCGCCATCGTCGGCGCCACGGTCACCGTGGGCGTGTCCTATCTCGGTAACCGCATCGTCGGCCCGCCCAAGGCCCCGGCGGTCGACCTCGGCCAGTCCATGCTGGACGCCCGCAGCGGCCGCACGCAGATGCTGGTGCAGCCGGTGACCAGCCACCGCGTGGTCTACGGCGAGGTGCGCGTCGGCGGCCCGCTGGTCTTCGCCCACACCCGGACCGAGGGCGGGGGCAGCAAGCTCGACATGCTGCATCTGGTCGTCGTCCACGCCGCCCATGAGGTGGAAAGTCTGGGCGCGGTCTGGTTCGGCGACACCGCCATCATGCTGGACGGCGGCGGGGCGGCCACCGCGGCCCCCTGGGCCGGCAAGGTCCAGGTCTGGAGCCATGCCGGCCTCCCCGACCAGGGGGCCGACGCCGTGCTGGTGGCGGAGGGCGGGGGGCGCTGGACGCACAATCACCGCCTGCGCGGGCGGGCCTACACCCATCTGCGCCTGCGCTACGATCCGGAGGCCTTCGCCGGCGGCATCCCCAACCTGAGCCGGTTGGTGCGCGGGCGCAAACTCTGGGATCCGCGCGACGGCGCCACCCGCTGGTCGGCCAATGCCGCGCTGTGCATCCTCGACTACCTGATGGCGCCCTGGGGGCTGGCCGCCGGCCCCGACGAGATCGACCTCGCCGGCTGGATCGCCCAGGCCAACATCTGCGACGAGCCGGTGGCGACCCTGACCGGGGCCGAACCCCGCTACACCTGCAACGGCGTGCTCGATCTGGCGGGCCGGCCGCTGGACAATCTGGAATCCCTGCTGACCAGCTGCGCCGGGCGGCTCAGCTTCACCGGCGGCAAGTGGCGGCTGGCGGTGGGGGCGTGGCAGCCACCGACCGTCATCCTGGGGGAGAACGAGCTGCGGGCGCCGGTGACCTACCGGCCCTGGCGCTCGCGGCGCGATCTGGTCAACACCGTGCGCGGCGCCTTCACCAGCCCGGCCCACAACTGGCAGCCGACCGACTATCCGCCGGTCGCCGACGCCCCTTCCATCGCCACCGACGATGGCGAGGCGGCGCTGACCCTCGATCTGCCCTTCACCACCTCCCACACCATGGCCCAGCGCATCGCCCGCATCGCGCTGCGCCAGAACCGCCGCCAGAAGAGCCTGGACTGGCCCGCCAATCTGGCCGGGCTGCGGCTGGCGGCGGGCTATCCGGTGGCGGTGTCGCTGGGGCGCCTCGGGCTCGCCGGCACGCCCTTCCGGGTGGAGACCTGGCGGCTGACCGAGGAGATGGGCGTCGATCTGGCGCTCGCCGAGGACGCCGCCGAGGTCTACGCCCACGATCCCTCCTGGCTGAAGGCCATGTAGCCCCATGCGCGATGCCCGTTTCATCCTGCCCGGCGTCCGCGCCGCCCTGGAGGCCAAGGCCCCCGCCGACCACGGCCATGTCCTCGACGACGTGGCGGGGCTGTCCGCCACACTCGCCGGCAAGGCGCCGGCCGCCCACACCCACGCCCTGTCCGACCTGCCGGTCGCCACGGCCGGGGAGAGCCATGCCGCCCGGCTGGTCCGGGCCGACGATCCGCGCCTGTCCGACAGCCGGGCGCCGCTGGCCCATGGGCACGCGCTCGCCGACCTGCCGGTGGCCGGGCCGGGGGAGAGCAGTGCGGCCAAGCTGGTGCGCGCCGACGATCCCCGGTTGTCCGGCGGTGGCGAAGCCGGCGGGCCGGCGGCCCTGCGCAATCTGGTGGTCAACGGCTGCGCCCGCGTCTCTCACCGCCCGGCCGCACCCCTGGCCTCCACTTGGCAGCCGGGGGAGGTCGATCTGTGGCGGGTCCGCGCCGATGGCAACCCCAGCGCCGGCACGGTCAAGCGCGCGACCGGCGTGTTCACCCTGTCGCCGTCGGGCTCCGCCTGCCTCGTCCAGGGCGCCACCCTGGGCAGCGGCGGCGCCTTCCACTGGCGCCTGCGTCTCGAGGGGGCGGACGCCTTGCGGCTGCGCCACGGCCCGGCGGTGCTGTCGGCCCGCGCCTACCATGACTGCGGGCGCGATGTCGGCTGGACCCTGACGCTGGCCCGCGCCGGCGCCCCCGACGGCTTCGCCAGCGTCAGCACCATCGCCACCACCACCGTCACCGTGCCCCACGACAGCAACACCGACCTCGTCCTGGCTGTGCCCGACATGGGCGCCTGCGAGACCGGGCTGCAGATCACTTTCACCGCCGCCTGCGGGGCGGTGTCCGGCCGCTGGTTCTATCTGGGTGCCGTCCAGTTGGAAGCGGGAAGCACCGCTACGGAGTTCGACCTGCGCCCCATCGCCCTGGAGACGGCCCTGGTCCACCGCCAGCTTCGGCCGATCGCCACCGCCGTCGGCCGGGCCAATTCCGGCACCAACGTTCAGCTCTCGGTGAGCCATTCGGGGCTGCGGGCGCCGCCCGAGTACCAGACGACCGCCCCCCTCACCATCACCGACATGGTCACCGCCAACTTCACGCAAGCTTCCCTCGGCCTCGGCACCATCCACGAGCGCACCGCCGACGGGGGGCGCTTCGATGTGGGCACCTTCTCCGGCCTGACCAGCGGCACGCCGGTGGTGCTAACCAGCCTCGGCGGCCGCATCCTCGCCAGTGCGGAACTCTGAGCCATGGCATCCGCCATCGACGACGTGCTGATCCCCGGCCAGCCGGTGGACAAGCAGCGCCTGCGCGACTACCTGCGCGGCCGGGAGATCGCCGTGCCGCAGAGCTACGGCGGCATCCCCGACGGTGTGTCCGACTGCTCCGACGCCATCGAGGCAGCACTCGCCGCCTCGTCCACCGTGCTGCTGGTGCCGGGTACCTACCGCGTCTCGCGGCCCGTCGTGCTCGGCTATGGCCAAACCCTGATGGGGGTGGGTGAGGGCTCCGTCCTCCAGGCACGGCCCGATCCCTTCGACGGGGCGGCCCCCATTTACAGCCAGACCGGCTGGAACGCGGTGGAGGTGGTGGACGGCTACGCCTCCCTCCGCGACCTGCGCATCGTCGGCGGGGCTGCCGGCATCAAGCTGGTCGGCCGCGACGGTGCTTGCGTCAAGACGGTGATCGAGAACGTCTCGATCTGGGATGCGGTGATCGGCATCGTGCTGGACGGGTACGACAATCCCGACCGGCCCTGCTACTGGAACCACATCGCCCGCACCCTGGTCGCCCGGCCGCAGTTGCATGGCGTGCTGCTGACCGTGGACTCCGCCGGCGACACGCCCAACGCCAACAAGTTCCACGATGTCCGCGTCTATTCCCTGGCGGCACCCATGGCCGGCTGCGGGTTCTTCATCTCGGCCGGGCGGTTCAACAACAGCTTCGTCGACTGCGAAGCCAACCTACACCCCAATGCGGAGTCCTGCTTTCGGCTGGGGTTTTCGACCGACCAGAACCTGATCGTCAACTTCTACGCCGAGAGCCTGGGGCCGGTGCCGGGCATCCGCATCGACGGCGGCTCGCAGAACACCGCCATCCTCAACCTGTTCTCCGCCACCGGTGGGGCGCCGATCTGGGACACTACCGGCGCCCGCCGCTACACCGCCTTCAACGCCGGCCATCCGGTCAAGAACCACCTGAAGCGCACCGAACTGACCGAGGCGCGCATCGGGCGGCTGGAACTGGAGACCGCCTTCACCGAGGGTGTGGCGACCGTCACCCTCGATCCGGCACGGGCCGTCCACCTGATCAGCGCCTGGACTGGACCGGTCACCGCCGAACTGCCCGACCCGCACCCGCTGAACGGTGTGGTGCTGGTGGTCAAGAAGAGCGACAGCGGTCCCCATGCCGTGACCGTCACCCAGGCCGGCGGCGGCGGTCCCGACGCCGACCCGGTCCGGCTCGGCCGGCGCGGCGACCATGTCGTCGTCGTCTCCAACAGCGCCGCCTGGCACATCATCGCCGCCCGCTACGACCGCCCCGCCGCCGCCTGGCCCAATCCCTCCGGCACCGCCTTCACCCGCAGCCTGAACGCCGACGCCTCCACCCTGGCGGACGTCCGCGCCGTGCTGCGCGCCCTGATCCTGGACCTGAAGACTGCCGGGATCCTGTCCTGAGCCCCTGATTCGAAGGAGACCTGCCCATGACCACCGCCGAATGGGCCCTGCTGGTTGCCATCGTCGCCCACGGTGCCGCCATCATGGCGGCGCTGCTGAAGCTCGTCGCCTGGGGCACCACCAAGGTCGCCGTCATCGAAGGGCGGATCGGCACGCTGGAGCGCGCCGTCGACAACGACATCACCGGCCGCCGGGTCGTGGCGCAGATCGTCAACGACGTCGCCGTGATCAAGAGCGAAATCGCGGAGGTGCGGCAGGCGTTGCGACACGCCGAGCATCAATCCGATAAACAATCATAAAGCCGTGGCGGCAACTCAAGGAAAACGCGAAGATCGGCGCAGCCGGGTTCCGAGCGGGATTCTGCCGCCAAGGCATCCTTGTCGCCTACCCGCAAATCGCGCGGCGGGCAGGTGGCGACCTCCGCTTCCATCGTCACCGCCGCGATAAATTGCCGTCGGCGTTGGTTGCGGTGAAGTGGGCCAACAGGGCATTTTGGCTCCCAACATGCGCAGTTAACAATTTATGAATCATCGCCCATTTACGTTTCTCGGGAACGAGACGATGATCCCGCGGGGAGACGCACCGTGAGTACCAGTTCGAAGATCGAATGGACCGAGCAGACGTGGAACCCGACGACGGGCTGTACGAAGATATCCCCCGGCTGTAAGCATTGCTACGCCGAGGTGATGGCGCGCCGTCTTCACGCCATGGGTGCTGCCGGCTACGAGAACGGATTCAAGCTCGCCCTCCACCCCGAGCGCCTCGCCCAGCCTCTCGCCCGTCGTAAGCCGACGGTCTATTTCGTCAATTCGATGAGCGACCTATTCCACCGTGACATCCCGGACACCTTCCTGGATGACGTGTTCGCGGTAATCGGCCGGACCCCTCAACACACCTATCAAATCCTGACCAAGCGAGCGGAGCGGTTGACAGAGTATTTCGCGTCCCGTCGTTGCCCGCCGAACGTCTGGCTGGGCGTGTCGGTGGAGGACCGGGAGTATGGCGTGCCACGGATCGACTACCTGCGCCGGGTCGAAGCACAGGTCCGCTTCCTGTCCATCGAACCGCTGCTGGAAGACCTGGGGGCATTCGACCTCTCCGGCATTCACTGGGTGATTGTTGGAGGTGAGTCGGGCCACAAGGCACGCCCTATGGAGGAAGTCTGGGTCGAGAACATCAAGCGCCAAGCCGATAGCGCCAGCGTCGCCTTTTTCTTTAAGCAATGGGGCGGCTGGGGCGCCGACGGCGTCAAGCGCCACAAGAAAGCGAATGGGCGGGTATTCAAGGGGCGGACGTGGAACGCCTATCCGGAGATCAATACTGCGTATTGATTTGGTCAGAACAGCGACCTCTGGCCATTGTCCGTGGCAACGCTCCAGAACTTGTGTGCCAGTTCGTTTTCCGCAGCGAGCAGAAGCCAGTACAGGCGCTGTCCGGTGTTCCCGGTGATCAGTTCCATGCGGGTCGATGGCTTTTTTCCGAGACCAGCCACCAAGTCCCGCCAGTATTCAACCACCTGCTGTCGGATTGCTTGCTGCGGCCGGGCAAGGTCCACTTTCTCGCGCCATCCGGGCGCGAAGCTATCGAAGGCCGAACCATCCTGTCCAAGGTTGATTCCGAGATTCCGCTGAAGGTCCATTGCGCTCACATGGATCAGCATGTCGATTCGTTTCAATGTCGCGAGAGATTGGATAATCCTGAAATCCAGCGCCCCCAGGCTGAAGGGGTCGATGAAGGCGAAATGGAGGCCGTATCGATTGATGACCCCGGCTAATTCGGCGGCGGCATCGGCCGCCGACCCACTGAGTTCGCGGACCGGGGCCTTCAGCCGGTTGAGCCGTTCGACCGTAGCCTTACGTCGGTCGTCGTCGATATCGGCGACGTAAATGTCGGAGAACGGCGCCCCGCCATTCTGGCTGATCTTCCAGGCGGCGACGGCGCTGCCGTCGATCCATTCCCCGGTTTCCTTCACTTGTGCCCGCCCAGGCCCGCAGAAGAGGTCGATGAACGTCGCCGACCTCGCGGCACCCGTGAGGAATTTGTTGCGGGCCGCGCGGGAGATATCGAGATAGCGGCGCAGCCGATCGTGCTTCTCCTTCGCCCAGGTGCCAACCTCCTCAGCAGGCAGCCCATCATCTCCATTGATCAGCGCCCCCAT